AAAGAACGATGATGCGGTTCCAATACCTACATCTGTTAGCAGAAGACATGTAATAAAAAACGATGATGCTGATCCAAAACCTAAACCAGTTCGCAGAAGACCAGTGATAAAGAACGATGATGCTGTCCCAACTGATAGACCCATTCGCAGAAGACATGTAATTAAGAACGACGATACTGTCCCAACTGATAGACCCATTCGCAGAAGACATGTAATAAAGAACGACAATGTTGTACCAACTGATAGACCAATTCGCAGAAGACATGTAATAAAGAACGACAATGTTGTACCAACTGATAGACCAATTCGCAGACCCATTCGTAGACCAATTCGTAGACCAATTCGCAGACCTATTCGCAGACCTATTCGCAGACCTATTCGCAGACCTATTCGTAGACCTATTCGTAGACCTATTCGCAGATCTATTGTTCCAACTAGTTCTCCAATTAATAGACCAACTAGAATACCTACTATGGCGATAACTTATAGACCTACACTACTTCCCACTATTAAGTATACTAGGAATCCATCTGCTTCGTCCACTCTGAGACCAAGTGCAAGACCAACTACAAGACCAACTACAAGACCAACTACAAGACCAACTGCGAGACCAAGTGCGAGACCAACTGTAAGACCAACTGTAAGACCAACTACAATTCCTTCATTTACTCCATTTTCGCCTCCTACTATGATACCAATTGGTTGGTCAGCGTTTTCAAGTGCCCCAGTTCCAATAACCAGCGTTTTTCCAACGCGAGTGCCTACCATGTCAATGTTCTCAATAATTAAAACTACTACACCACCAACTTCTCGCACTATTAAAACTCCTACAACATCGCCGAGTTTTTTAAGATCAAATCCTCCATCTATTCCTCCAACTGCCGCATCTACGCCAGGTCCAACTCAGAATCCATCATTTACCCCTACAATAGCACCATCACCGGCTCCAACGAATGCTCCGATAACTTTAACCACAGCTCCTACAGTGAACGATGCAGACACATCTTCTTTAAATAAAGAATCTTCTAATAGTCAAAGTTCGGTTTCATCTACTACAATAGGAGCAGTGGTCGCGAGCATTGTTGTATTGTTAGTAATGATTATTCTATGCGCTCTATTTATTTCTAAGAGATCAAATAAACCATCTCCTTTTGAATTATGGACTGAGCATTATTCCAATAATAGAGATACTATTCATACACAACCAAAGCAACAATTAGCGAAAGAATATGATGACATACATCATTTTTATAATAGAAGTCCAAGGCCATCTATTAATCAAAATCCTCCATTTACTCCACATTTATCTAGCAAAATATCGAGCAGAAATTCTCAATTGGGAGGACAATTAGGTTCACAGCGTAATTCTCAACGACTTTCAATGCCTATGAGAAACGCTATCTACAAACATGAATTATAACGCAACATATGTTAACATAAATTATTGTACTCGTAAAATGGTTGTATAATTAAGATTTTAAATAGGAAATAAAATAAAAATAAATTAGATGACCAACACCACATTGTACCGAATACGTTGTCTTTAAAATAGAAGAGAATTGATACAAATAATGACAATAATCCCATTAGTGCTATTTCTAGATTGTTGATAAGCAAAAACGAAATACCATATAAGAAGAGATATATAAATAATAGAACTTTATTTACGTATCCGTTAGAAGTTAGCCACTCCCAATTTAGGTGACCAGTTTTACTAACAGATGTGTAAAAATTTATCGGAGAATATAATCGTTTTAACTCAAAATAAAATACAAAGAATAATGCATAAATAGATAATAATCCGTATTTAATTTGTTTATCTTCTATCATTAACATTACTGTTGGGGGTTGTATTATTACAAAAAAAGATGCCATTTTAGATAAAAACTCATTCATTGACTTATTATTTAAATTTTTCCATAAAAAGTATTCAATCAATTGCAGTGTAGCAACTTCTAATAGTAAAACATATACTAGCAAATTATCAAAAGCATGCGATTTATATTTTGAATAAGTGTTTGTTAAAAAAATAAACAGTAACGACAAACATGCAAATAAATACGTATTTAATGATATGTCTTTATTCCAACACATTATAACATATAATTTTATTATAAATTATAATTACAATTACTAAATAACAACAAATATATTATAAGCCGGTATATAAGGTATAAACAAGATTTTGAGAAATGTCTTGATAATAATTGCTAATTATACCTATTAAACTGTCAGTTAATGTATCGCGAGCATTGCTATAAGCAGTATTGACTCTCTCGCTTCTACTATCTTGTTGTCGAATATTTCTTTCTTCAGTATTTTCGGCATTATATTCTCTTATATCGTATCTGCAAACAGGACACCTTACATGATCACGAAACCAATTTTCGATCGCTGTTCGACGAAATGTATGACCACAATGCATTATTCTGCATACTTCATCGCCATTTTGAAATTCTTCTAATGTAATAGGACAGCTATTGTTATAATGCAGGTCCTCAGTTGAATATTCGTAATTTTCTGTTGCTGATTCTATTTGATTTTGAGTTGGTCTGACTACTACATTTTCACTGAAAGTATTGATTGGACTTGTTGTTCTACGGTTAACGCTAGGATTTACTAAATAATACAATAAATTATCTAGATTCGTTCTAGTGTTTCTGGTATAGTTCCTCTCTTGGTTGTTTGCTCTTGGTGGAACATTTACATTTGCATTCTGAGAATTATTCACCATAAGGAAAATTGTCTGTATTACCATTTTCATATTTTCTTGATAATCTCGCATGTTTGAGTTATACAAATAAAGAAGTTCTCTTAACATATTAACGTTGTTTGTGTTTTCGTCCTGTCTTCTTGTTCTGGCGTTTGAATTTCTATTAATATTATTTGTCCTGGATCTATTAATTTCCTGTAACAATCTTTCTACCTCCTGATGCCAATCATTTAAATCAACAAAACCATTAACCCCATTAGAACCATTAACTCCATTATCCATTCTTCTTGAATAATATAAAGATAATTATCTATATATATTTATTGATTATTAATTATTAAATTATGGACCTTTCAAAATACAAAGATAAAGGAAAAATAGGATTAGAAAACCTAGGAAATACTTGTTTTTTAAACGCTTGTATGCAAGTACTAAACCATACATATGAGCTAAACGAATTTTTGGACTCAGATAAACATAAAAGAAATTTTAAAAACGATTTACCTGATTCTAATATTTTAATAGAATGGGATGACCTTAGAAAAGTCATGTGGAGTGGTAATGGAGTAGTTAGTCCGAACAGATTTGTTCATAACGTTCATAAAGTAGCAACCGTAAAAGGCAAGGATATTTTTACTGGTTGGACGCAAAATGATATGCCCGAGTTTCTGTTATTTTTCATAGATTGTTTACATAATAGCATTTCCCGAGGTATAAATATAAAGATTTCTGGTAATCCTGAAAACAGCACTGACGCCACTGCTGTAAAATGCTACGAGATGTTAAAAACAACATATGCGAAAGAATATTCAGAGATTATGGATATGTTTTATGGGATTTATGTTTCTGAAATAGTTTCAAAAGATAATGGACAGAAGCACGTAATAAAGCCGGAAAATTATTTTATACTGGATTTACCTATTTTAGAACCAAATATATTAGCAAAAAACTTATACGAATGCATGGACATATATTGTAAACCAGAAATTTTAGAAGGAGATAATGCATGGTTTAATGAAAAGACAGGAAAAAAAGAGGATATTAAGAAACAAATATCTTTCTGGAGTTTCCCCAAGATTCTAGTTATTACTTTGAAACGATTTAGTCCAGATGGAAGACAAAAGTTAAATTCATATATAGAATATCCTTTAGAAAACTTGGATCTTTCTCGATACGTGTGTGGTTACAATAAGGAATCTTATAAATATGATCTTTACGGTATTTGCAATCATATGGGTGGAGTTATGGGCGGACATTATACCGCATTTGTCCGCAATTCAGAAAACGAATGGTATCATTGCAACGATAATAAGGTAGAATTAGTAGAAAATCCAGCATCAGTTGTTACCCCCATGGCGTACTGTTTATTTTATCGTAAAAAAAATAACTTATTATAATATATAATATACTATAGTATTAATAATGAAAGAAGATTATTCAAATAAAGCTACAAAATATGCCGAAGAACAAAGAAATATAGCGGAAAATGTTAACTCAACGAACGCAGTAGGTACAACCTATGAGAGCCCAACAAATTCGATTCCGCCAGATTATAAGATAAATGGAATCATGGGCGCCGATAACAATGGACAGCATGATAGAGAAGATGTTTTTAACAGCATATTTAACAAATCTAATATAGTATTTATAATATGGTTTTTAGCAATATATTTTATCGCGTATCTAATCCTTGGATTTTTTTTTAACAAAGGTGATGCTGTAATTAATTACCAATTACGATTAAGTAGAACGATAGACATCATATGTTTATTCTGTTTACTTATTATCATAATATCAGCATACGCTTCATATACAGATTACCAAAAAAAAACAATAGTGCAAAATACAATAACAGATACATCTGATTTTGTAAACGATCCTATGTCGATATTTTCAATGTTATTGTTTATTGTTTGCTTCTATATAGTGGTTTATTTATTCCGAATACCAATGGACCGAGAAACAAAACCGATAACAATTTCCATAATTGAGGCGTTTGCTTGGATATTGTTCGTAATTATAATATTTGTTGATTTTTTTAAATATGTTCTTGGTATATCTTTTACTGCTTTGTTAGCTAAGTTATTTGATTGGTCTTCATTACCAGATGATTATATTAAATCAGTAAAAATGCCAATAGTTCTAGGGAATCTAGTAAGCGGTAATGTTGTAAGCGGTAATGTAATAAGTTCTAAGCCAATACAAATGGATGAAGTGTTTAATATTTCTAATAATTTATATACTTATGACGATGCGCAATCTGTTTGCTCAGCTTATGGATCAAAACTTGCGACATATGATCAAATAGAAGATGCTTATAATAATGGCGCTGACTGGTGCAACTATGGTTGGTCGGATGGTCAAATGGCGTTTTTCCCTACACAAAAATCAACGTGGCAAAAACTACAGAAAACTACTGATCATAAAAACGATTGTGGCAGACCGGGCGTTAACGGTGGTTACTTTGCTAATCCCTATATCAAGTTTGGAGTAAACTGTTACGGAAAAAAACCACTGCCTTCTAATGACGACTTAGATAGAATGAATGTGCAAAAGAATTATGTATATCCTAAAAATGCTAAGGATGTCGAGTTAGATAAGAAGGTGCAATTTTGGAAAGATAATGCCGATAAGTTATTAAAGGTCAATTCGCACAATAAGGAAAAATGGTCGGAGTATTAATTTTTTTTATATATATATTTAATTAAATATTTAATGAAATATATAAAGGCAAATGTAATATAATTATTACATTAATGATTAACGACAAATATCAAATAGTTATTAGAAAATCTTATGTAGACGGAATAGGTAACGTATTTAAAGCATTTATTTCTGCATTAGGATTACAAGACAACGTAGTTGTTGAATGTAATGACAATTTTATGTATGGAAAATATGATACAATATTAGATGATAAATTTATTTTTAAGAACGATGGCGGCGTTAATAATGAATACTTCTATACTTCTAGATTATTAGTTCAGAAATCGGAAGAAGATGGCCAACAAAATATTCCTAACGAGTTTACTGGAACTGATGGATGTCAAAACCGTAACCTAAATCATCTTTTCTCTTTCAGTAAATTAATTGATTCTAACTATGATCCCAATAAGGTATCTGATGTTATAAAAAATAGAGTATTTGAGAGTATTGATAAAATTGCTTTTAAAGATATAGTCAGTAACGAATTAAAAAATTTTGAAAATACGATGATTAACAATAGATCCGAGAATTTAGCTATTTCAGTAAGGACATGGAAAGCTAGTCATGAACACAATATTAATCGACCTTACCATTTTAATGTATATAAAAATAAAATAACGGAATTATTAGATAATAATAAAAATATTAAAAACGTTATATTGTCTATTGATAATGATAGTTATTTAAATGATTATATTGAACTTTTTAATTCTTATGATATTACATTATTTGTATTGTCGAGAAAGGAATATTTAAATGAATTACAATTTGCTATTATCAAAGTTCTATTATTATCAAAATGTCAACACTTGGTGGCTAATAGAATTAGTACTTTCTCTGAATTAATATTCTGGTTCAGTAAGTGCGCAATAAAAGTGTACCCTTTATTCTGAGGGAACCACCTTTCTGTTTTTTCTTGTTTTTGTTGATGAGTGTGGTTTTACAGAAGAAACCATATTTAATAGATTATCAAACATTAAATCTTCTATAACTGAGGTAGGCGCATTCTCGTTCTTTCCTTTTGCTGCAGTTAAGTTTGAGCAATGATGTGTTTCTAAATATAATCCCACTGGAATGCCTAATTCATCAAATCTTGACATTCCATTATCTATATTTATAATGGGAGATCCTCCTAAAATATTACGTTTATCGTTTTCTTTTTTGAGATGTGCCTTCATAGGATAAACCGCTCCTACTATATTGTTATCTCCACCTTTTATAAATTCATAGTCATTCGCGTTCGGTCCAGTAATTTTTTCCATTATATAAATACGGTGTATTTAATTATTGTACGTTCTCTTTATATCCGGAGAAGTTGTAATTTCTCGATTTTCTTTTAAATAGTTAATTATATATTCGACTTGTTCCTTGTTTGTTATAATATCATTTAATTTTTTTTCAAGGTAAGAATAAGATAAAGGCGAATATTCCTTTTTATCATACACGCGAAGTTCTCCGTCACTAATTTTAACTTTATTTTCTGGAAGATTATTATCGGATATATACGTACATATTTTTTCTGATAATTCATTCTTCATGCTTCGCATTTTTCGAGTTTTCTCATTAACTATTTTGAGCTGGCTATCGATTAACGCCCATTTTCTAACGTCTTCAATAAATTGTGCTTTTGGACTAACTGTTACTTCGTTGCTCATGTATAGAATATAATTACATATTGGAACAGTAACGATATACGCAAATTGTAATATATTTATTATATTACAATTGTTTATCTCCACACTTAACGTCTTCTGCGGCTTCCGCGTCTACGATTACGACGTGATCTTCTGGGAGTTTCTAAAAATCTTCTTGTGCCAATAGAATTTCTAGCAAATATAAGAGCAGCTGGAAGAGCTACATCTGTAACAATTCCACCACCAACTTTTGTTGGAGCCATAGGCATAGCCATAGATTCGGGATCTTTTGTGGCTATTACATTGCTGCCTTGTAGGGCTTGCTGTTGTCCTGGACCTCCATACACTGCTTGCCCCCAAGAAGAAGTCGTGTAATTACCACCTCTCATTCGACGCATAGTTCTCTTTCGTGATTGTCTAGCCATTTTATAATATAGATATATATTTTTTATTTTTCCATAGTCAAAATTCATGTTGTTTTAATTATGCTAAAGTTTTTGATTGAATAATTAAACGAAGCAACAATACTAAAATTGCTAAAACAAGAAAAAATAAAAATAAATTATAAAAACAAAGTAGCCATAAATACAAATATATCTCATTATAAACAATGTTTCCGATTGGTCTTATAATCTCTTTGACATCTTTACGAATGTCTTCGTTTTGGAAAAATTCTATACACGAATCTCGAATACTTTTCATATCATAGTTAAAAAATTAATATAGATTTTTAAATATAGATGAACGAATATCGCGAGGAAAGGTCTTATCCCTATTCGTAAGAATTTACTTATATTTTTTATTAACAAAATATAAGTAAATTTAATGGATATCTACGACACAAATGATTCTTTCGACTTTGAAAAGCTCTTTCTTACAAAGCCAACATTGATTTCTGGTGGAAATTATTTTATAAGATGTTTAGTAAATAATAATCCATTATACATTCAACCTCCTAAATGCAAAACAAAACATGGTTTTACTAAAGTAGGTAAACGTTTTTCTTGTGATTTAATGTTTACTAATGAGAATGAAAATTTTATAAGATGGATGGAGAATTTAGAGAACTATTGCCAACAGTTTATTTATAAGAACAGAGAAAAATGGTTTGACGGAGGAATGGAGTTGCACGACATAGAGAATTATTTTACATCACCGTTAAAGCTTTACAAATCAGGAAAGTACTATATTGTTCGAGTAAATGCAAATATTAATCCTATTTCAAATAAACCTTCTTTAAAGATCTATGACGAAAACGAGAATGAGATAAATATTGAAACTATTGCTGAAAACACAAATGCATTGACTATCGTTGAGATTCAAGGAATAAAGTGTTCCAGCAGAAGCTTTCAAATAGAAATTGACCTAAAGCAAATGATGATTGTTCAACCAAATAATATTTTTGAGAAATGCGTTATTAAAGCAAAACATGTTAATGAGCTAACTAATAGTTTAGACGCAAATAAAGAAAGCGAAGAATATATACATGAACCTTCTCAAAATAATGAAAGTTCAAACATATTAATAGACAGCATTAATGATGTAGAAAATCAAAGTGAAAAATTAGAGAAAGATGAACAAGAAGAAAGTGTTATTGAAGATAAAAAGCATGACGAGAATGAAAGTTTAGTAATAGACACCGTACCTAACAGTAAAGATTTAGATGAGCAACTACCAATTCTGGACAGTAGTAATTTTAACAGTGACATTATAGAAATTTCTACTAACGTCGATGGAATAGAAGAGATTGATTTTAATTTAGAAGAATTAAGCAAAAACGAACCAGTTCATTTAAAAAAAAGAAACGATGTTTACTATGAAATGTATAGGGAAGCTAGAAAAAAGGCAAAGGTAGCCAGAGATTTAGCGCTTTCTTCTTATTTAGAAGCCAAACGCATAAAAAATACGTATATGTTGGACGATATAGAAGATAGTGATGATAGTGATTTAGAAATGGATAATGAAAACGATGAAGATAATTCTTTAGATGAATAAATAAGAATCATCTAGGTATTTAGCAATTTTTTAAAAACAATATTACATAAATATTTTTATCATCCGTTTATATATATTAGAATGCTCAAAGAAATCGTTAGTGGGTTTTCCAAATTCTTCACAAAAGAAAGAACTCTGGTGTTAATCATTTTTTTAATTCTTGCATGGGCTCTTTTCTCCTATTCAGGATCTAAGTACATGGTTTATGACCAGATGAATGACGGTTCTGCTGCTCCTGTTAATGTAGCTACACCTACAGTTACTGTACCAGACGCCCCTCCTGCTGTTGCTTCTTCTGCTCCCACTGGTTATGCAACCCAACCAGTCGCTAACCCATCAGATTTATTACCTAAGGATTCCAATAGCAAATGGGCGGCTTTGAATCCTACTTCTATGAATTCTGGTGATATTTTAATGCCTGATCTTTTACAAGCAGGTTACCATATTGGTCTTGACACAATTGGACAATCCCTTCGAAACGCCAATTTACAACTTCGTTCCGATCCAGTTATATCGAGATCTGATGTAGGTCCTTGGAACCAAAGCACAATTGAGCCCGACTTAGCTCGCGTTCCTCTTGAAATTGGTAGTGGTTCCCGCTAAATGTATAAAAATTCTGTGCGATTAAAATGTGCAATGGTGTAAATAATAATAAACAGCAGTTATTTTATTACTATTTAGGAAAAACATTATTTTTCTATTTGTTATATATATAATGAATAGCTTAGTTGCATTTTATTCAGCAATCTTATTCTTCCTTATTTCGCCTGGTATCCTCTTGCGTTTGCCACCTAATGGAGGAAAAATGACGGTTGCAATTGTTCATTCTGTTGTGTTTGGTCTTCTTTTATACTTAACATCGGGTTATGTATTGAGTTTGTCATTGTCTATGTAAAACATTCAAGATTTTATAATACCTAACGTATTATAAATTTTTATATTATTGTACTATATAGAAAATGAATCTAGTAGTTGCGATTTATTCTGCTTTTTTGTTTTTTGTTCTTACACCTGGCGTTTTCTTACGTTTGCCAAAGAACGGTAGTAAATTTTTAGTAACTGGCGTCCATGGATTAATATTCGCTATTATTTTATACTTTACTTCCGGATACGTTTGGCGTTTATCTCATTCCTTCGGTTCTATGGGAATGAAAAAAGAAGGGTTTGGTAAGAAAGAAGGCGCGATGAATAAAAAAAAGGGCCGTAGCGATGATGATACAAGTGACATGACCAAAGATAAAGATATCGAAGATATGTTAATGGGTAAATGAAACAAAAAATAAATAATTTATTAGAAATATAAAATACACCGTATTTTATATAACAAATGGATAAGTATGATAGTTTAGGATATTTTCTCATTGGATTCGTAATTGTTACATGTGCTTTTTTTTATTATAGAAACTCAGATGATTTCCAATTAAAATGTATTATATCCAACGTAGACGGTAATAAATATTGTGTTAGAGAAAGAGAAAAACTACAAGCTGCTGCGGATCTATTGGCAACTGTAACTGACAAATGCAAGAAATTAGTAAAATATATGGATGAAAAACACCACAATGAAGAACGTGTTAAACGCTTAGTAGCTGGATTTAATCCTAAGAAAGTCGTTGAAACACTCCCTACCAGTGAATATACTGCGTATAGCGAGAATAAAGGAGAAAAACTGGCATTCTGTTTAAATCGTACTAAAAATAATAACAATAATTTAATTGATGAAAGCACGCTGATGTTTGTAGCAATACATGAACTTTCTCACGTAATGACAAAATCTATTGGACATAAAAGCGAATTTTGGGAAAATTTTAAATACTTATTAGAAAACGCAAAAGCTGCGGGGTTGCATAGTCCCGTGGATTACAAAAAGAAAAATCAAGAATATTGTGGAATGGATATTCATGATAATCCATTTTATGATGCATAAATTAGATAATTTTTTTCATTTATATATAATAATAAATGAAAAACAAATATACATAATTTATAAGTTTATAATATACAATGGAATCTACAATAGAAATACCAGAGGACCAAAAGTATTTTATATGTCTATTAGATTCACAAGGAAAACCTGTTAAATATGTTCTTTTTAATGGCAATTCTCAACCTATAACAAATGACCAAATAAAACAAAAACTGTTTAGCGATGATGAATTAAAAGCTTTTAATAGTTTACCTCAACCAGAATTTCATATTAGTTCTCAACAGATTCATAATGACGATACTATTCGCACTATTAAAAAGAAAATTATACATGAACTAGGCAAAAACGAGTTATGTTATGAAGAAATTTATCTATTTTCTCATCAATACCAATTCGTAGACCCAATCAAGATTTTAAGTCAACAAAAAAGTTTATTTACCGGAAAACTCTTTTCCCAATTAGCAATTAACATACAAATGGATAGCGCCCTGTATTCTGATTTTAAAACCCTTAATAAAGTATCATATTCTTACGAGGATCTAAAAAAATACATTAATAAAAAGAATATGTATAAAATTTCTGTTCCATTGGGTCAAAGATTTTCCAAATCACGCGATTTATTGTTTTCTGGAAACCCTTTTGATATTGAAATGCAAAAAGATGATCCAGAACCAGCTTTTATTGTTAGCAATGAGAACGAATTGTACACATTTGAAAACCAGCTTTTATTAAATTATGGAGAAATAATAAATAATGTTATTTATGTGTGCCGCGCTGGAGATGTTTTTAATTATGCTGTTTCTACAGAATATAATTATGAGGATGGATCGAAAGTAGACAAAGTAGCAATAGATATTTCATACATGATTCAGCTATATTTCCCTCTTTTATTTAAATTAAACATAAATAGTAAGGAGGAGTTTAATGAAAAACAACAACAACTTATTGTGCAAAACAACTATATTTTAAAACCCTCCACATTTCAACTGTATGATACTATTGATTTACTTTATAATATTTATAATAGTAGAAAAAGCGAAATACCCTATTCAGAGAAAGGTGTGCTATCGTTCGATATTGTTATACATCCTGACATAGAAATATCCCTTCCTTTAGATATTATTTTTAAACAATTACATGCCACTAAGGAAATAATGGAACCATTTTTTTATCCGTTTATACCATTGATAAAATACAATCCAGGAAAAAAACGCGATGCAATTTTCCGTTTTTATTCAGAATCTATTTCTAAGGACGGAAAGAAAATCCCATGGTTGAAAAAGAAGCAAATAAGTACCATATCACGAGAGAATAAAAAGAATAATCTAATATTACTCTACATACAATACACTACTGTTAAAAATGAAAAAATAGACATGTTTTTAGAAATAGAATCAAACGGTAATATGCGTGTTAGATCTATTTTGAATAAACCTATTTCTATCAATAAATTAGAAAATATTATTTATAATGTAACTAATCCCATTATTATAAAATTAAATAAAATACTAGAGAAATCTGGTTATAAAATTAAGCGGTTTAATTCATTAAAAGATGATAACGTTGAGATTGTTAAAATAAAATATAATTTTATGCTTGTTGCTAATAAAACAATTAATTTTAGAAGGATTATTGGTTGTTTAACCAGTATATTTGATGTAGCTGACGCGGATCTAGATTCTTCAAAAGGTATTATTTTAAATTTTATACGAGTTTCTAATTACCAAAAAATGAACGCTATCTCTTCAATGATTACTGAAGTATTTAAAAGATCAAATAGCAAAAGTGATATAATAAATGCACTAATAATAAATTTTTCTCTAAGTAAAGAAGATGCGTTACAAGAAATAGTAAAATATTTTAACCAACATCAACGCATCCATGGCGAGTATGTAAATAAGCAATTAGACGTAGTAGATAATCCTGGGTTTCCAGTATCTATATATAAATCACCTTTTGATAATAAGTTAGATGTTAGAATTGACCAGATTAATTCTATTGAATTTATTGATATTATGAATATTTATATCGACGCCATAATTCGAATGTTGATTTATCCACAAGACATACCTGATCATCTAAATGAAGGAATATCATTGCTTTGTTCAAGAATAGGTGCAGTAGAAGAAGATGTTAAAATGGATAACGTTATATTGAAAAACCCTGTTGTCGCGCCTGTCATTTTGGAAGATGTGATTTTAGAAGAAGATGAAGAGGATAGATATTTACCAGAAGAAGAAGAAGATGAGGATGAGGATGAAGATATTGTAGAATCTAATCTAGGAGAAGAACCACTAGAAGGAGAGGAAGAGGAAAAAGAAAAAGAAGAAGAGGAAGAGGAAGGGTACTTACCAGAAGAAGATGAGGAAGATGAGAATACTGGCGGAGCCAAAGGAGAGAGAGATGTTAAAACCAACATATTTACAAAACGAATGATGGAAAAGGAACCCAATCTAATACTAAAAAAACCCCAGGGTAAATTTGTATCGTATTCTAGAATATGTCCTGCCAATGCGAGTTTGCAACCTATAATATTAACAGATGAAGAGAAAAAAGAAATAGATAAGGACCATTCGGGAGCTTACACTAACGCATTAAAATATGGGTCTGATCCCAAAAACCAGTTTTGGTACATATGTCCAAGATTCTGGTGCACGAAGACAAATAAACCAATGACAGAAGAAGAAGTAAAAAAAGGAGATTGTGGTGGCAAAGTAGTACAGGCCAATATGAAAAATCCACCCGACGATCATTTTATATTTGAATTTACAGACGACAAATACCATAAGGATGAAACTGGCAAATATATTTGGCACTCTCCTGGTTTTAAACCAGAACATTCTCACCCAGATTCTAAAATGTGCGTACCTTGTTGTTATAATAATTGGGCATCAAAAAGCAAGGCATTGAGTCAACAGCAAACCCGCAGACAACAATGCGGTCTTGTAGATGTTAATACAAATAGAACTGGACCAGATGGAAAGAAAGTCCAAGAATCTTATCAAACAGTACCTGATGAGAAAGTTGCTTCAGAAGCACTTTTATTAACAAAACCAAAGGAGGACGCAGACGCTAAGAAAGAAAAGGAAAGGAAAAAGCAAGAAGGAAAAATTAACATATTTGGTATTGAAAGAACTCCAGTACCACAATATAGATGGGGATTTTTACCGATTGCGGTTGAGAGATTTTTAAATACCAAAAATAACAAATTCGTTATAAAAAGCAATCCTTCTTACATACAAGAAGGAAAACGTCCATTGCTTAGATACGGAGTAGAAGAATCGCCTAACCAGTCGTTCGTTGGAGTTATCGCCGATATCTATAGCGATTACAAAGAGATAAAACTTTTAGGAATTGAAGACATGCGTGAAAAAATAGTAGAATTACTCACGTTAGATGATTATTTAAAACTACATAACGGGTCTTTAACTTCTATATTTAAACCTAGCAAAATTCAAATAGAAGATGTAAATGTAGAAGATTACAAAACAACACAATTTTATAAACAGATAGATTTATACGATCCAACGCAATACTCTTTCTTAAAAGATTCGATATCTTCCTTTCAAAATTTTCAAAATTATTTAAAAGACCACGATTCTATTATTGATCATACTTATTTATGGGACATAATATCTTCAGAGGATTCAATACTATTTGAAGGAGGATTAAATATGGTAATTATAGAAATTATGCATAATGATATCACAGATAATATTGATTTACTATGTCCAACTAGCGCATATTCAACGAATATTTATAATAAAAACCGAGGAACTATTCTAATACTAAAGCATAACGTATATTATGAGCCAATATATTTATATAGCAACAGTAAAAAAGATTCTGAGAAACCGGTCCGAATATTTACCGATGTCGCTCGCACAGAAGAATTAAAAACAATTAAACAAATATTCACAAAAATTATTGGACTCTCGGATAAAAAATGTAAACCACTTAAGACGCGTCCAGGCGAATATCAATATAAGGAAAATATTTCAGCGAGGTTACTTCATGAAGCTATTATTGAATTGGGTCTCGCAATAGAATCCCAAGTTATGAACTATAATGGAAAAATAATTGCTTTAATGGCAAAAACTAAAGAAAATAAAAAGGTATATTTGCCATGTTTTCCTTCTGGTCAGTTGCCTATGATAGAAGTAAAGATAATGAACGCAAATGAATGGTCAGATTATGTTACAACAAAGGATTTGTTAGAGAAAATAAGTGTCGAATCTAACAGTAAAATATTATGCAAACCTATGATGAAAGTTATCGAAGATGGTCTTATAGTTGGTATTTTAACAATAACTAATCAGTTCGTTCAAATAAATGAACCAACACAAGACATATATGAAAACGATTTGCCTATTTATTATGGAGTTGGTTATAATAAAGGAAAATTAGATTCTGTGTTAACAACTAGCAAAAATCAAGACGATACTCGTGTAAATAGTGTTAAAAATATTAAACTTGAAACACAATTTTATCTATCATTTCGCACAGAAATGCGTAATATGTTAAACAACTATAATTATAGAGAAATCCGGGAGCAAATCGTGTATGTTCTTGACAATCCAAAATATCTATACACTGTTAAAATGAAAAAGGTAGATATATTGCTGAGACATTTAACCCGCAATTTATTTTTGTTCGTCGAAGACATTAATACAGATATTAAAAATAATATTCTTGAATTATCGGAAGGCAATTTAAAATCATTCTGTTTACAGAAACACGGCAAAACATGCTTTCCTCGTATAAATTTAATAAGCGGTGAAACCAACAATGAAGAATTTTATTTTGCTAGAATATCTGATGAGTTAATACGTAATAAAAGGATACGCACATTTATGTTGGATGATAAAAAGTATTTGAATATTTCTAATGTAGATTATTCGGTCAATGAAGATGAAGTTATATTGTTAAATTCTATTTTGACAGACGAATACTTTGAAGATATGGTGGCTTTTCAAAATAATAAATACGTTCAACGTATCAGTTATGATGTGGCTAACCCATCTAAGAATACTGGATTTTATCAAAACTTTTCAAACGAAGTGCCTTTGACAGAACAAGTTTAATAAATTATGTTACAGTAATTGTAATATAATTTTGCGCTAAGAGGGAATCGGACCCCCAGCTCAACCTTGGAAGGGTTGCGTGTTACCACTACACCATTAGCGCTGATATTTTTTGTGCCGAACACATACACAAGTATTCTTTCGAACACAATGTCTTCTTTTCCGAAGACAGGTGTCTTCTTTTCCGAAGACATGTCTCTTCTTTTCCGAAGACAATCGTGTTCTTTTCCGGGTTACCTGGTTCGAACAGGTGACATTTTGATATCGGTAAACTACTACAGTCAAAAGCTCTACCACTGAGCTAAACCCGGGCACAATATAATTATTTAGAAGGTTTTATATTGTTTTTTTATATAATTATATTATAGGTTATATAAATGAGTAACACAAAAATAAAACTTTGTCAATCAAAAAGAAAAATTTGTCAACGTGGAATATTCAGTGATTCCAAACTAAATAATTCCAAATTAAAAGATTTTGCAAAAAAAGGATGCGAAAATCAATACAGAATTTGCACAGTGACACCAGAAACAAATGAAACAGCGCAAGTACGTCCTGAGTGCAGCAAAGACCCAGAATGTTTAGCTGAACAAAGAGAAGAAGCTGCTGCTGCTCCTGCTAAGCTAGCTAAAGGAAGAGAAGACGCACAAAGACGCCACGACGAGAATATATTTAATAAAACATGGCAAGGCAAAATTTATAATTATACCGCAAAACCACTAGGATATGTTGCCAGTCCAGTTTTAAATGTTGCCACCAATGTAGTGTCTAGCATTCCATCTGTTGCATCCAACGCAGCAAGTAATTCTACAAACGCATTATCTAGTGTTCCATCTATCGCAACTACTGTCACAAACCCAGTATCTAGTATTCCGTCCGTCACATATAAATCAGTAAATGATGTTGCGTCCAATACAGTAAATGGTATTGGATATCTTGGAAGTTTTGTTACAGACCCTATTGGAATAACAAATTATGGTCAAATCACAGAAGAATCCATTGATTATTATACACATAATCCATCAACTATATGTAATAATTATGAAGGCATCATGCAACGCACTAACAATTGTATAGAAAACTCAAAGTGTGATAATTATTCATGTGCTGTACCACTAGGACTTAAATGCAAAGGGTTTATGTCAACTTTAAAAAGGACGAATTGTGGTAAAGGTGGAAAACGTAGTCATAAACAAAAAAAATCTAAGAAATATAAGAAACATACTAAGAAATCTCGCAAACATAGAAAATAATTTTTTATTATAAAGGTCATAATAAAAAATAAATTAAATCAAGGAGGGGTTTGAGTGGAACCATTTGTTCCCCTCATTAGAACCCAATATCATAATTATCGTCAGCGCATTCATCATTATCGACTGGCTTAATTGCGCTCAAGTTATTATTAATTTCAATATTGTTCTTAGAACAAATATCTGTCTTATCCTCCAACTTACCAAACAACTTCTCAATCTCCTGTTTATTATTAGTAATATCTACCTCTTGGTCTTCCATATTTCTCATCTTATCCATATCCAAAACCAAGTGGAAACAACCTGTTCCGAATACTCCCATCTGACCCATCATGACATTGGCAGATACACCTCGCATATGATCGAAATCGGCGTGTCTTGCTGCGTCTAATAGCACTTCTGTGTGTACCTCAAACGTTGCCTTAGACAATGGACCAATATCGTCATTCAAGATTCCTGATCTAAATATAGAAACCATGCCCTTAGTAGATGTCATTCTATCGCAGAGTAAACTTAAATGGTGGTAATTAATATACACGTCACTAAATTCCATGACTTCAACGAACTCGTTGTAGATAATTTGGCGAGCTGCCTCTATACCTAGCACATCGAATATCTCCTTTATGTCATTACTGTATGTTCTGGCGACGTCTATAAAATCCATCGCCATAACCTCCATCATATTTGTTCCTGTAGTGTCTAGAACCCAAATATCCTTAGAAACATATTTCCCTTCATCTCGACTAATATTATTCTTAACCTTACGAGGATTTACATTTACTATTCCATTTATGCCACGCAAAACAATATTGTTTAGAAGCGCCTCTTGGAAGTTACGTAACATATAGATCTCATCTGATTGGTCTAGTGTATCTGGAATACCCTTTTGCTTCTTATTCTTATTGAAAACGCTGCTATTCAGACGAATACGAAATACTAAATTATTAGAATTGTAGTCAGAATATACGCAAGAAATGTCGTTTCCATGGCTACTGTTAATAGCGAAATGGATATCATCCATTGTGATGTTTTTATCGAGAAGAGAATCTGCGTCTAGTTCTAGCCGCATGATCCACTTGGATTTTTGAATATTAGAATCCAATGAGTTTTCTAAACACTCTTTCATCATATCTTCGAACTCGTAATATTGCTCCATTAGTAATCGATCATCCATAATTGTAGTGTCTTTATCGTTTGGATCGAAACAGATTTGGACTGACTTAATTACGTCAACTAGTTTCGTGTGTTCCAACATATTCGCATATTTAGTTGCTTTATCCTGTTCGACCTCATCAATCTTCTTCAGATGAATTGTCATAGAAGGGTTCTTCGGATTCTTTGTTAATCTAAGGATCTCTTCGATTCTTGGCACGCCACGAGTAACGTTAGATTTTGATGCCACACCTGCTAAGTGGAAAGTATCTCTCAGACATAATCCGTTTTCACAGTCGAAGTTTCTTGTGTCTTCTACTGTTAAATCGTAGGCATAATTAGTTGTATTAGGCACTTCTTCAATAGATACTATTTGGTCAAATTCAATGTCTGGTAATGAATTATTACGGTCTTCCATAATAAGTTTACCATCTATAATATTAGGAACCTTCATATCTGATTGGCAATAGTCATATTTAAATATCTCAGATAACAACTTTTTGGATTTTTTATTTTTAGTTTCTGGTTTCATATTAAGAAGTTGAGCTAAGTTCTGTCCTTGCTTATTAGCTACAATAAGTTCGTAGTGTTGCTTAATATTTTCAGATAAAGTTCCTCTGTTATTCTTGACCACTTTATTTGGCTTGTAGATTTTTCCAACAACACCTAGATTCTTTAACATTAATTGCACATTCTTTAATAAGGTATGTGAAACTGATGTTATTCCAATATTTTCGGATCTTACAGAACCATCTGCCTTTGAGCGTTGATGAACACAGCCATCGCCGCCAATATACGCGTCTAGAAATCCGAGTACACATTCTCGGTTTGAAAACATAATCTTATCTGAAACATATTTGTTATGACTTAGGTTTCCACAGAGCTTTGATAAAATTCTGCACAGAACTGTGTTATAAATACGGATATCTTGACTTATCCAACCATCTTGAATTTTATTCTTGTTTGAATATATTTTAGTGGTTATATTATGATTTTCGCACCAACGTTCAATGGGTTTCAGATACTCATCATCGTTATTCGCAATAGATACTTGATGTTTAGTCATGCATCCTTCTGCACAATAAGCACCAATTAAATAACCAAAATCATAATCTAATTTAATAACCTCAGGAATAGTGTAATCGCAATTATTTATAAGTTTCATATAAACGCAATTGTTCTTTATCTTAGTTGCTTTATTAGCAGTCCTTCCTGCTCGGGGTGTCTCTTTGAATAGAACAGAAACTGAATCGCTTCTAGAATGAGGAAGAGTAAATGTCTTGTTCGAATGTTTACTCCACCATTGGTGCTCGTGCATTACTTCCTTGGCTTTCGATAGTTCAGATCCATACAAGTATTCTGAAGCAGGCAACAATTCTCGTAAATCTAGGGTGTATTTCTCGGAATAATCTAATGCTTTTTTAGAAACAGGTAAATAATCCCCTACCTTCAAATCCTTACCATTCACTCCTTGAATTTTGCCATCGATGAGTTGCAATAATGATTTAGCTTTTGTTGCAATTACTTCACGATTTCCAATCGTTTTTATCTTTAACATAGTACTTGTTCCATCCTCATTAATAACTGGATGTCTAGTAACTGCTTCTATTTTTCTCCATACTGTATGTCCATCTTCTGTGCAACTTGGGACTTCATAATATTCAGAAAGTTCAGCGTAAGTTGTGTCTTTATCTTTCATGTAATCTATTTTCTTAGATAAATCAATATTCTCCTCAGTAAATTCACCAATTTGCACACGCTTAATTTCGTTTTTCGAGTTTCTCACAAGTATCTCTGTCTCATATGTTACTGAGTTCAATGTTAGCTGCGTAGTAGGTTCACCAATACTTTGACCCGCAATTACTCCAACCATTTCACCAGGATGCACAATAGATTGCTTATACTTTAGAAGAACGTTTTCTAGAACCATAATAATAGCTGCTCTATGGAAGCGTTTATTGACAAGAAGATCTTTTGGTGTAAGATAGTAGAAATACAACATTTCAAAGAGTGCTGTTGGTTGAACATAAGTGATTCTCTTTAATTTTCCGAAGTATTCTTCAATAAGATCAAATGCCTCTAGAGGAGTGATATCCACAATTGTACTAGAGTTTAGGTTAAGCTGACCTTGGATATTTGCAATAATATTCTGGAATGAAACAGGCACCTTTACCGTATTTTCATTTTTGTAATTAAATACTGCTTCAACTACGTTTTGTCTCGCGGCAATCATCTTCTCAATGTATTTCTGACAATACTCTGATGTTGCTGCGCGCTGTTTACGCAAACGAGTTTGTGTGCCCTTGGTATAAATCTCAAACAGATCGTTATGTTGATCATTCACACCCATAATGTCGTAATGAAGATAGATATCTTCTGTGCTCATTCCAACTAACGGCATGATCTGGTTTTCAGCGCGTGTCGAATCAAAGCCATCATCGCCGTAAGCGAACTGGACAATCTTACCTTTATTGTTACGAACTGTCATATCGTATTCTACTTTAAGATCCTCTAGACCCTTAATCAATCGCCTCTGGATATAACCTGTTTGACTTGTCTTTACTGCGGTATCAATAAGACCAATACGACCACCCATAGCATGGAAGAATAGTTCTGGTGCAGTTAAACCAGAGATATAAGAATTCTCAATAAATCCACGAGCGCCTGGGCTATCGTCAAACTTATTGAAGTGTGGAAGCGTGCGACTATCAAAACCATAAGGAATGCGTTTACCGTCAACATTGGTCTGGCCTAAACAAGAAATCATCTGCGAAATATTAATTGGTGTTCCCTTAGAACCCGAGTTAACGATCATAACGAATCTGTTCGTCTTACTCAATGATTTACGACCAATCGATCCAGCTTGATTATTAGCATCGTTTAACATATTATTTACTTTGCTTTCGAACTCCATCATATTCGATTGCGCTGTATTGTTTTCAAATATACCAAGATGGAGCTTCTCAATCAAGGTTTGAACCTCATGTTTCTTCTCAGCAATTACTTGAATAATCTTGTCTTGAGTTACCTTATTAGCAATCAAATCGCTAATCCCCACACTAAACGAACTAGTTTTCATATACTCTGTTACTACGTTTTGGAGATCATCTATAAAATAGGATGCCTGCATATTTCCATAGTCATTACATACACGATGAATAATACCCTTTGTAGTAGATGCTAGAACTGACTTTTCTAGTTGACCGCGAATATACTTACCATTTCGAATTTCAAGAACATTATTCGATGTGCTTGCGTCTTCCTCTTCCTCATACAACTTTGTCTTATATTTGAGAGTAATAGGAGAGAGGATTTGTGAGAGGACCTCAAAACTACTAACGTCTTGTTTTGAATCACGCTTCTCCAAGAATGGCTTTGGATCTACTTTATCAAACATCATTAGCAGATTCATTGCGTCTCTCGGAGACATATTTACATTCGGTCTTGTAAACCGATAAGATCCTAATAACGAATCTTGATAAATACCAATAATTGGCGCATTAGCAGATGGACTAATCATCTGCCATGGGATCGCCGCTAAATGCCGAAGTTCTGTTTCTGCGAGAACATTCTGTGGCATGTGCATATTCATTTCGTCGCCATCAAACGTCGCTACATTTATGCAGCCAAATATATCGTACACGAATAACAATATTTTTGACTACATAATTGCAGCACCCCCAAGGTTTCCCAAGGGGACGGACTGTACCTTAAGCAAACTCAGGATGGCTAATCCTTCATTGTTCACCAACACCTCAGCAGTCTCTGAGAGGGTATCATGGTCTACCAAACGACTTTAGATACTCCACTGCGGATTGCCCATTTTGTCCTTGGGTGAGGACGCATCAATCACTTTTTTACCATTGGGTACGGCTATTAACCGTGTTCCTCCAAAGAGTTTCCTAATTGGAGTGGTAGTGGTTGCTTTAGGGGATTCCCGTCAACAAGGTGTTTTGCAAATAAATCAATAAATTTTTTGGGAATTTTCATTTTGTTCTCTCTATGGTATTTCCTTAGGTATTTTAAGTGTTGTTCTATCTGTGGTTTTAGAATCTTTGCATTCTTCGATAGGTTTTCATGTGCGGATAAAGGCATAGTATTCCTCCAATTAAACGCAATCATTTGTTCTTCTTTATCCTCCAAATTAAATCTTGATAAAGGAATAACATGGTCAATGTGCCATAATTTTCCATGGTTTTCAAGATTATAGTTTTCGTCATACTTACAGATCCACTGAATATATTCATGCGATGTGCATCCCAAATATTTCACAGTATGCCATTCTTTATTTCTTTTTAAGGCAATATGAATACGAGATCTCACGTTTCGCTTGAATTTTTCGATTGGATCATCCCGTTCGCAATCTTTGCATTTTAAACGATTATGACGAAATTTATCAGATGGTTTAATTGTTGAACATACACTGCATTTCTTGTTTCCTTCACCAATCTCTTCTAGTTTTATTTTTTTTCGTTCTACTATTTTTTTTTGCTTAAACTCAGACGCTTGTTGAATAGTTTTCTTACGATGTTCCTCATCGTTATTATACTTATTCTTACGTCGTTGGTTATTGCAATCTTTACAGATAGCACGATTTTTTATAAAACTAGATACAGATTTGCTTTGGTTACATGTATTACAGGTTTGATTGGTTTCATTGTTAATGACTAATTCCTTATACTTTTCCTTTTTCCGAACATTGCAACAATCCTTACAAACATTTCGGTTCTTAACGATTCTATCGAGCGGTTTTGATTCTCCGCATTTTGAACAACACTTTTGAGTTTCGCCTAAAGGTTTGGTATCGTCAACCATTTCTTTATAGAGAGACAATTTTTTTATATTTATTCCCAAATAATTATTAATTTATTCACTAGGGGGTATCACGCTTTTAACGCCCCCTGTTGCGAACCCTGATGGTTTTAATTTATTTCACTGCATTTATGCAGCGAAAATTGATCCGCATTGTATGGCTTGGTATCGCCAACATTCATTCTAAATGTGTCTCCGCGCTTCATAATCTTCACAATGTGACACATCATTGACATTCTATGCAAACTAGGTTGACGGTTGAAAAGCACTGCGTCTCCATCCATCATATGGCGATGAACAACATCTCCATTCTCTAGTCGTATCGAAGAACGATCAACATAACGCAGTGAGATATTCTCACCATTCTTTCGCTCCAAAATCTTAGCGCCTGGATACTCCTCTGGACCGTTTTGCAAAAGCTTCATAAGGAAATCTCGATTCAGGTCATTCACAGTTACTGGTTTCGTAAGATTCATAGCAATCTTCTTAGGAACACCCAATTGTCGAATTGACAAATTCGGATCACCTGTAATTACGGAACGAGCACTAAAATCTACACGTTTACCCATGAGATTACCACGAATACGTCCATTCTTACTATTAAGACGACCCATGATACACTGAAGAGGACGACCAGATCTCTGCGCCATAGGAACTGCTCCCTTTACCTTATTATTTACAATCATCGCAATGAAGTATTGAAGAACAGTAGTGAGACCCTCAATGACATTAGGTGAAGCGTTATTAGCAATCTTATCAGCCAGATCCTTATTTGTCTTAATAATATTACTGTAAATATGCGTTAGGTCATCTTCACTACGCTGTTGCGCATCGTGCTTTACAGAAGGCCGAACCGCTGGAGGAGGAACAGGTAGAACTTGACACACCATCCATTCCGGGCGAGACCATAGCGGACTAAATCCCATGAATGAAATATCTTCATCAGAGATGCGCTTGAAAATCTTCAAAATGATCTCGGGAGTTAATTTGTGAGTAATCTTTTTGCTTTCAGATTCGGCTTCAGTTTCAATGTTCTCCCATATCGCTAGAATTGTAGACATCCCCTCTAACTTAATCTTGTCAGCCCGTTTGCAACCACAACCGTCATCGGACGAATCTCCACACCGCTTTACTTTTGAACAAGCGTCAGTTACATAATCCCAACGATCAGAACCTTGTTTATCTAAAATATGCTTATGTTTATTCTTATTGATTAAGAGTTTGCTACATTTATAACAAACACATTTACATATTTTCATTATCTCTTTGATATGTTGTATAAACAACACAGGACGCGCAAGTTCTATATGACCAAAGTATCCTGGAGTATCGATATATGTCTTACCGTCGGTTGGACAGATAAGACCTGGCTCTAATACTCCCATTCTTGGATCAAATAGACCTCCGGCTATTGGTTTATTATTAATATATGTATCACGAGAAGTTACTTCAACTACAGAGTTTTTACGTATTTCTTCTGGCGATAACATACTAAACTGGACACCAATAATCCTGGAGGGAGGTTTAAAATCATTTAATTTAGAACGTTGTGACGACATTCTAATTACTCCTATACTATAATGCTTATATTTTTTATATTAGTTTAAATCAATTTTTTCATTGATAATACAAAAATTGGTTAGATCATCGGCGAATATTGTTTAATCTATTCTGCCTTCTTTTACTTGTTTTTCTTGTACTTATTTTTTTTGAACCACCCGCATGACCAGGCATCCAATATTTTTCTTCTTCATCTTCTATTGTAAGTTGCGCTGGCGGCAATGCATTCAATACAGGGCAAGGTTTATCGCCAATAAAATGTTCATCATTAAAATTGCAATCGTAAACAGGGATTCCTTTATCTGTAAGTTTAACCACTTGAAAAATAGTTATTAATCTTTGGGGGTCGCCAGCAGCAAAGGATCTGGCTTGACCAACGCATTCTTCTGAAATTAAATCATGAGAAGGACCTCTGTGGAAACAATTAAATAATATTCTATATTTAACTACTGAACCAGGATCAACATTAGGTGGAAGTATCGGGTTAGGTTGATAAGCTTCAAAAGATAGTTCGCTCATTGGTTTTGTAAAATTACGCTGTCTGGATAAAAAATCACCAAAATTCTCTCCTGTAGCAAAAGGTTTTTTAAATATTCTTGCAGTTTCTAAATTTTGTTTTAACCAATTAACCAACTCCATAGTGTTGTAACAATTAATTCCTATTGTGTCCATATGTTTGTAAGCATGACGAGTAATTCCTATCCTTACTTCTTCGCGATTTCTGAGTTGCCAATTTCCTAAATATACATACAAATTATTGCTTTCATTTTGACGACTACCTCCTCCCGGACAATCTCCTCTCATACCTTCTTTTTCAAAACGACAGCAATCTCCGCCTTTGTGTTTTTTATTTTTAAACGTTCGTTTTCTCATTATATACATAATGACTATAATTTTAAACAAAAATATTCACCAAAAAATTGATCATGAATTTTAATTAATTTCCATGTTAAACAATCTAGATTTACCGTTTTATTCTAAAATATGGTTAAGAAAATTGCCGAAAAGAAGAGGAATCTCCGCAGCAAGTCAAAGACCAACCTCAAGAAAAATCAACCAGATTCTGATAGCGAATCGGAAGAATGGGTAGATGATGATTCCGAAGAGGAAGACGAAACTGATTCAACCTACGACCCTGACGAGGACGATGAGGATGATGATTATGATGATGAGGATGAGGAGGAAGATGAGGATGAAGAAGAATACGATGATGATGAAGACGACGAACCCATGAACAAGGGCGAGTTCCGAAAATTCTTGTCCAAGGTCTTTCCCTCAAAGTACATGTCTGACAAAGTCAAGTCCTCTGAAAAGAAGAAAGAAACTAAAAAGGAAACCAAGAAGAAAGGCAAGCCCTCTCCCAGAAAGAGAAGGGTACAGGAGGAGGAGGAAGATGAAGAAGAGGAAGACGACGAAGATGAGGATGAGGACTTGGAAGATGAAGAGAAGGGATTCTACAGTATCATGTTCACAATGGACGGTCAAGAAGACGAATGCGCATACAACGAAGAAGACGATGACGCAGAATGCGACAGCGATGACGAACAGATGTTTATGAAAGAGAAGTACGAGAAGCTCGATATTCCGGAGAAGGAAGGTGAGGTTAGTGAACCCAAAAAGAAAGTAGCTAAGAAGAAACCTGTCAAGAAGGAAACTGTCTCCGAAGAAGAGCAAGAGATTACTGACGTCGAACAAGAGTACTTGGAGCTTGTTGATACGAAGAAGAACCTCACTGATCAGCTGAAGAAGAAGCCAAAAAGCAAGATTCTGCGCAAAGCAATTAGTGAGTGCAATCGTTCCATCAAGAAGCTTATCAAGAAGGCGCGTACCAAGAACGCGAAGACCTACCACAAGCTTATTCATGACGATAAAAAGCGAACCAATGAGATCGACTATTTCAAGAAGAAGCTTTCGAACAAGGAGCAGCTCCGCATCATGAAGGACTTGAAGGAGATCAACTCTCATATTAACATTGAGCGACCATACCGATTGGCTCTGCTAGATGCAAATATGCCTCCCAAGTTTAAGGCGATTGCAATGCAGAAGCTTAACGTCCTCCGAGGAATGGATCCCGGTGATAACGAGTACTACAAGATCAAGAATTGGGTAGATACCTTTATGCGAATTCCTTTCGGAACCTACAAGAATCTATCGGTAAAGATGGATGACGGACTTGATGTTTGCCATGACTTTATGGAGAATGCCAAGAAGACATTGGACGACTGTGTGTTTGGTCTTAACGACGCTAAGGTTCAGATTATGCAAATGATTGGTCAATGGATTGCTAACCCTTCAGCTATGGGAACTGCTATTGCTATTAAGGGTCCAATGGGCACTGGCAAAACAACTCTGGTAAAGGAAGGTATAAGCAAGATTCTTGGCCGTGAATTCGCATTCATTGCTCTTGGTGGCACAGGTGATGCTAGTTTCCTAGAAGGTCATTCGTACACCTACGAGGGAAGTACATGGGGCAAAATTGTGCAGATCTTGATTGATAGCAAGTGCATGAACCCCGTTATTTACTTCGATGAGTTGGATAAGATCAGTGATACTCCTAGAGGTGAGGAGATTGTTGGCATTCTTACTCACCTTACGGATACCTCGCAAAACAGTCAATTCCACGATAAGTACTTCTCTGAGCTTGACTTTGACTTGAGCAAGTGTCTCTTTATCTTTAGTTACAATGACGAGAGCAAGGTGAATCCCATTCTGAGAGACCGTATGTACAGAATTCAGACAAAGGGATACGAAGCTAAGGAGAAGGTTACTATCTCAGCAAACTATTTGCTACCAAAGATTCGCGAACAGGTAAACTTCACCGACGAAGAGATCATTATTCCTACTGAGACGCTTGATTATATTATTACCAACTCATCTCTAACGAATGAGGAAGCTGGTGTTCGTAACTTGAAGCGTTGTTTGGAGATCATCTATACTAAGCTGAATCTGTTCCGTCTAGTTAAGCCAGAATCTACGATCTTCGGTAAGGATATTGAATTAGAAGTGAAGTTTCCATTTACTGTAACAAAAAAGGTCGTTGATATTCTAATTAAAAACGAAGAGCGTCAAAATCAGAGCTTGTTTGCGATGTATGTGTAAGATCCCTCGAAAAACAATTTTGATAAAACATATAAAATTATATTGACATACTGTATTAATTATAAATTATATTTTTTATGGATTCTCAACAGTGCGACGTAGAATTAATGTCAAGAGCTTTGGCATATTTAGAGGGATTACCTACCTCATTACAGAATAAAGAATATTCTCTTATCGTTAATCTAGCAAATGATTATTTAAAGAAACATTGCCAACATGAAATTGTTGATGATTATATTGATACCGGACCAGAGTCATGCCAAAAAATATTTTACTGCGAACTATGTTATCATACATTCCCTGAAAAATAAATATATACTATTATAATATAAGTATGATACCAAATTTTGATGATGACAGAGTTAAGTATGTAGAATTTATTCAAAACAATAATGGTATATTTGATAAGTTGTTTACTAGAGCATTTATAAAAAATAATAATTCTTATATGAATTTAGATTCTAGAAATATTTCTGACGTTCAGGAAGGATATGGTTTTTTTAAACACTTTAATTTAAGTGACGATGCAGACATTTATAGTTTAACTGAGGATTTAGATGATTTTAATACAGACCCTCATCAAACAGATATAAATAAAATAATCAGCACGTTTCAAAGATTTTTGAAAGTGCCTAGAGTACAAAGGGAATTCAAGAAAAGATTCAATGAAAAACTATTGTCAGAAATTAACGAGCAACGAGATAAACTAGAAGAGAAGAGATCGAAGGCAAGAACATTAAAGAGAACATTGGAAATAAAGGACGAATTACTAGATATAGATTATGTTCCAGATTTTAGACCACATTCTGTAAAAGGCAAAATTGTTAGAAATGTTGGAGAGGAATGGGAAAGAAGAAATACTACAGGCGGAAAGAAAACCAAAACTAAAAAAAATAGAAAATATAAGCATTAGGTAATAATTTATTCGTTTAGTAAAAGAATAAATTATTTACTTTGAACCAATTTGGTCAGGTCCACCAGTTTGGTTTCCACCACGAGTGCGCAATAAATTTGTGAGCTCATTGCTTAATACTAAGCTGCCCCTTGAATTAGATAATCCAGAGCTATTTCCAATATTTTTTGGGTCGCCTTGAGCGGTTGAGAATTTATCAATAGCGGAATCTGCCACATAAGGTTTGCAATAAAGACCATCGAAGCCGTATACTTTCTTGCAATCTACTGATCCAGAAGACATTGAATAATCATTTATTGAGGAATCGCTAACTCCTGGAACATTATTTGAATATTCCATGCTTGCAAATCCTTCATAAGGGTATTGATTAGAGAACATCGAATGGCGTACGTAAGGACGAACTCTAGAACAAGATGACAGCATACTCATAATTAATACAGAAACTACAATGACAGATATAACAATATTAAATGTACTTGATTTCATTTTTACTATACAATTTAATAAGATAATAATGTTCCATAATATTTGGCCTAAATATTTTTATATTGTCTCTAGAATAATATAGAAAAATAATAAAATATAAATTATATGTCTCAATTAAATCAACAAGAACGACTAAATCTTAAGAAGCTCATTGATGAATCAGATTGTGAAAACAACACAGAAAGCATTCGTAATCTTAAACATAGCACACTAATACGCGACGATATTCGTAGAATAGATACTTTGCGAAATACTAATGATGCAATGGGTGAAGTTGAATTTGCAGAGTTATGCCAAAGAGAATGTTCTTTTTTGTTCAATAACTATACTGATATTTTTAATAAAATGGTAAAGAATGAGATAGATCTTACTATTATGACAAAGCTGTTAACTGTTTTAAAGTTAATTGAAGAAAGTAAAGTAGATCAACACGAAGGATCCGTTATGGTTGGCAAGATACTAAAAGAGCTTTATATTGATTCTGCAGTAAAACGTGCTGATAATATTGATAAACAACATGATGCCGAACGTATTCCGTTAGTAGAATCTAAGAAGATATCATGGAGCGAATTTAAAAAAAAAAATTTTTGAAACAATATATTTAAGATAACTATTTCGTAAAAATAGTTATATTAATCTAATTATTGTCTATATATGTCGAATAAACTAATAATTACTATTTTAGCAGCAGGAGAAGAAAAACAAATAAATTCGGATATTCCTATCGTTCTCCATATCTTTAAAGACAAACCGATATTAGTGAGGATAGTACGAACTGCATTATCTTTAAATCCACAAAAGATTATTATTGTTACTGGAAAACATCATGAGTTAATAAGAGATACTCTAACTAGATATATAGACATTAACAGCGTTCAGTTTGTAAATCAACAAGTTCCAAAAGGAACCGGTGATGCGATTAAAACTTGTTTGCCATTTTATCATATTGATTCACTATCATTAATACTGAATGGAAATGTTCCGCTTATAAACAAAACGTTTTTAGAGAAATTTATAGATAATAGTTATCAAGCCAATATTTTAGTAGCGAAATTTGAAAATCCGACAGGTTATGGTCGTATAGTTTATGATTCCAATAGAGAGTTTACAGAAATAGTAGAAGAAGAAGATTGCACAGAAGAACAGCGCAAAATAACAATTATTAATTCTGGTATTTATTTAATAGATAGCAAATTATTAAAGAAATACGTTCCAATGATCGATAACAACAACGCCATGGGTGAATATTATTTAACAGACATTATAAAATTAATAAAACAAAATACAGATATTTCAATAGATACTTATTTAATCGAGAAAGAAGAAAATAGATTTATCAATGGTGTGAATACACTATTAGAATTAAGTAAATTGGAACTTCTAAGTTAATTCTTTCGGCAACGAGGTATTTCCCAAATATTCAAGGGCTTGCTATATAATAACTAATCAATTTATAGGTGGTCGCATTATTAATTTACCTTATTGAATAATATAATAGATAGAAGTACTATATATTTATATGCCAGAAGAACTTAATAAACTTCTAATCAATAAATTACCTGATGATGTGATAATAAACCATATTTTACCTTACACATACGAACCACAACCAAGAAAAATTTTAAACGATATTCGTAGTTTTGCAAAAGATTACTCGTTAATTGAAAGTATATACATGACACAATTTAATGAATTAGTTTTATTGTACGACTTATTGCGTTTCTTATATTTAAATATAACTCCTAGTTATGGAATAAAAAACATTATTATAGAAAATGTATTACGTAGACATTTTCATCTTAAGAATAAAAACGGTGAATACCTTATAAACATGCTTATTGTTTGTTTTGGAGGAAACCTTGAAATAAACACAGAACGGAAAATAAAGATTCTATGGGGACTTTTGAAACCTTTTGAACGTACACAGTTTATTAATAAATACATTATCGATTAATTAATAGTGTTTTTGCGTGTATAATAATAATAATTTTTGTTAATGCATTTTAATGGTAAAAGTATGCATTTTACAAACAGACAATAGAATAAATTTAGAATATATATTATTAACACAACAAGTAAATAAAAAATTATGTAATTATTTTGGATATAATTATAAGTTTGTGCACTTGGAAATATCTAAATACAATATGGATTCCAGAACAGCAAAGATTTTTATCGTACATGAGTTTTTGAAGGAATCAAATGATGATATTTTAGTATTCTTAGACAGTGATGCTTGGATAAATGATGGATTTTCTTTAAACGATATTATAAATAATATAATAAACGATTCTAATAAACATGGGTGTTTCTCAAGAGACCCATATTTACTCGGTAATACTTTTATAAATAGCGGTTCATTCATACTCAAAATTAATGACTATACAAGAGGTATGTATGATAATTTAACAAACGCCGTCACTAATGATCTAAGAAACAATATTCATTCACCAGAACAAGACCAAACTTATATTAGCAATTTTTTATTAAGTAATATAGATAACTTTGTAATATATATTCCCGAAATTTTAAATACCCCCTTTGGGAAAGTACTAAGGCATAACTGGTGCAAGCAAAGCAAAAAACTCTTTGAAGATTTAGATTATTTGTTATCGTTAAAAGAAGAAAATATTACATTTAAAAGATCTACAATACGAAATAGATCTAGATGGAAGAAAAATTCTACGCTTAGCTATAAAAGATTAGTAAAAAATACAGATGTCTATAATAATAAAAGTGAAGAAGATAAAAAACCTACTTTCGAAGTAATAACCGTTCCTTTACAAGAACTTATATTTGATGACAATAATGATCCAGAATGTGTAGAAAATATAAAAAAAACTAATACTATATTATATTATCCATTTCAAAATGAAAAATACTTAGATAGAGAATGTTATCCAAATGTAGACGCTAACGCATATGTCTATTATGTATAATATATAAATTATTTACTTATATATTATCTTTATTTGTATTAAATGTCTAGTGATATAGTGTTCTTATTTGACCCATTTTTTCTACGAGAACGCTTCGGCATACTGGCTCCATTCATATCCTTCAATGAACCAATCGATATCATAGAATCATCTTCAATAACTGTCTCCACAATAGGTTGTTCGTGGATATTTACATTACGCGTCTTTAATCCAGCCAAAATATTATCAATATCTGTTGATTGTGGACCTCTCATTTCAGGTCTAGATTGTTGTTGCTGCTGGGCTTGGTACATAGGCCTTTGTGGTTCTGCCAAATTACCATAACTGCTGTTCATATCAGCGCCTTGCTCTCTAAACATAACACCACGTCCAGCTGCTATGTCTGGGCGACTATTTGGAGTTTCGGTAAAAACCATACCGGGTCTCTGTGGAGGTGGTTGCGATTTCGTTTCAACTGGAGCTGGGGGAGGTGGTCCACGAGGTTTGTTAGCTTGCTCTTGCATTAGATTATTGGCCATAGCGAAGCCAGGTGATGCTTGACTCATGCTACTAACTGTTGCGTTAGTAAACATTTTCATTAGCTCAGGACTTTGCCTAATTACATCATTAAATGCTGGAGTAGCACTTGACAATGCTTTATTGGAAAAGTTAAGAACTGCTGCGCTAAACCCTACACGCAATAACAATGATATCTCGGGCGCGAGTTTACCACCCTTATATTTATCATGCAGTTCACTAAAAATCTCTTCATAACTATCAATGTCCTCGCTTACCTGCTCACCCCAACCATCTAGATTTAAATCAAACGGGTTAAATGCAGCGTTTGCATATTCCATGGAATTAATAAATGTCATAAACCACCATCCTTGCAACTTTATACTATCTTTCTTGCGTTTATCCTCTAAAGCACCTTCGTATTCGTCTTCAACTTCTTCATAAGAAGAATCCATATCGAAATTCGACTTATGTTTTATTAATCCCTTTGCGTACCATTCTTCCAATTTTTTAATCATAGTTCGCATTTTACGACGACGCTCTCTGTCAGACATCTTAATATTGGCAGTGCTAGAGGATACGGGAATTTCATTCATTTTACTGAAACCATCCCAGGTCTTTGTGTTTCCAATACTTTCACGTGTGGCAGCCCCAATATTCGAATCTGTAGGTTCAGGATCTATGTTCATAGAAACCTTCTTAGGTTGTTCGTTACCAAAACCAAAGAGATTAGATGCAAAACCACTTAGCGTTTTGGTATCGCCACCAGTCCAATTGTTCGAGCTCGATGTGTTTGCTCCAGAAATCTCATTTAATTCGCTTTCTAGAGTATCTAATTCTCCTAAACCAATATTTAAATTGCTAGATGATCTTTTTTTGTCATTCATCAATAACTCAATGCCTGAACCAAAATTTACGCTAGGTTTAGAATCATTAAAATTTAAAGAAACAGGTTCTAAATCACTTACACCAATATCAATAACTTCCATCGTATTATGATATTTATACAATATTTATTTTTAAATCATCCGCACAAGTTATTATATTTTTATTCTTTAAGTACCAGATCCCTTGTAAAAAACAATCCGCTAAATCATCCGCTTTCTTACGATTTAATGATTCTGACCAATTTGACATGCATTGATTTTTTTCTAATATTTGTGAACAAAAATGCAATCCATCCTTTTTATGTTTCTTATAATCAGGATTTACTATAGTATTTTCTAAATCAGTAGGCGTGGTTTTTATAGAACTTATATTTGCTTTCTTAAATTGATTAAGTTTATTTGCGGAAGAAACAAAATCAATATGAATATCCGAATTTTTCATAATAAAGTACTGAGCCAGCATTCCTTGTACAGTTTTCATCCGATTCGCTATAGGTGATATTTGATTTTCTATTACTACATGCGTTACATTGTTTATTCCTTCTACATCATTCAATAATTCTTTCATGTTTTTACCAACAGTAATTAGATCAGTTTCTGATGCATTCTTAGATTTCTTTTTTATAATTGGTTCAAAACTAGTTTTTTCATAATATTCTACTATTTTCTCTAAAATATCCTTTTTAAGTTTTGGTGACTCTGTAAAAAAAATACTAGTATAAAGCTTTGTTAATTCATCTACTTTTAATTTTTTTAATTGTGTTATTGAATTTTTCTTATTTGGAATGATAAACTGAGAACTCTTTGCATGTTTCTCACAATAACATTGCTTATTTTTCTTATATTTCGCTATCTTTGTACACGGCTTTGGTAATATTTTCTTAGTTTTCCCTGGAATAATTTGACTACATACTTCGTTTGTAGTTTCTTCCTCTAATAGATTTAGAACATTCCATCCCTGAATAGAAAGCTGTCCTGCGGATATATCAAAGATACAATATGCCATATTTTTTATTCCAATATCAAAACTTATGATCTTCATAAAAAATATTCTTTATAAGATTACAAGAATATAAATTTTTATTCGAAACGAATATCCCTACCCGACCTTACTGCTTTACCTCTCTGCGTTAGCATTCTCGATCTCCTTGAGATATCTCGTTGCGGCGTATGCAATCAACCGGTCAGGGTTCTTCATTCTCCAAAATTTGTTTTGGAGGTTCTTCTTGTGCGATTTGGAGACGTCCAAACTTGCGACGAACTCGTCCCTCTTAGGGTGATTGTACATGAATTGTATCTGCTCATATGTGTAGTCCCTGAGTGAGTTTGCCTTTTTCTCAAGAATACTCTTCTCCATCTGTAGAGAAGCTGTCTGATCAACCATTGGTGCAGGTCTCCAATCTTCGACCTCCGACTCAAGTGACTTCAATCCAAAATTAGGGACCTCAATTCCTCCTTTCTGGTATACAAACTCCCTCAGAACTGAGCTTCTTCTGATGATCTCACGCTGTAATCGAACAAGCTCGTTGGCGAGCTCGTGGTCGGAGCGAAGGACACCGAATACTAGGTCGGGATTATCGTTAAATACCTTATTTATGCTAATAGAAAATACGAGATCGGTGTAAGTAGACATTGTTAGTGACTGTTGGTTTCCAATGACAAAAAACGAAAACGTTTGATCAATTTTTTGTCATTATCAGGTACTTATTATTTAGTTAATATTTTTAATAAGTTGTTCTTGGGTGATAACTGGTGAAATCTTACGAGCATCCAACTGTTCGCGACTTAAATAAACCTGTTTTAAATCACTTGTCTGGTATCCAAAAGGTTTTGAATTATCGAGAACAGATGAGAAAGAGTAAGGTGTTCCTCCCAAATTTGATACCTTATTAGATTGCATATTGGGCAAATCAATAGGACGTTTGTAATACCCTACATCATTGCAGGATTCGCGAAAGTTGTATTGCATAATATCTTTTGCATTATTAGTTAAATATTTACGATATTGCCAGTTCGATTTAATGTTATTGCTCTGTATTAAATCTTCGTTTATAATTGCTTCTGGCTGCCAAGAAGATACTATTGATCTACCGTCTTGCATTAATGGAGGAAATTCAGGATACTTATTGTTCGTACCATATCCTAAAGAAGATCTAGGTATAGTTTCTTTTATTATTGGATAGGCGCTTTCTAATTTTTCAGGTTGATAAGAAAACATTTATAATATATAATATTCTTTTATATATTATTTTACCATATTGATACTTTAATTCTCAGATGTTTCTAGTAACTTTATTAACTCATTCTTCTTTTTCTTACTGGGATCACTAGACAACCCTTTTGTAATAACTAATGCCTTTAATTCTGAAACGCTCATCTTATTATATACCTCTTTCCAATCCTTTTGTGATTCACTATTTTCATCGTTATTCTCTAAAGATTCTGCCTCTTCCAATTTCTCTACATGAATTGTCTCTTCTTGTTCTTGCAGTTCTACTAGTTCTGGGTTTTCATTATTTTCCGACTCCGCACTATCTTGATCTAGTTCAATGGGTTCAATATAATCTTCAACGTTTTCACTGATCGGGACATTTACTATCTTTATATTAGATGGAACGTCATCATCTACCTCAAACGTTCCATTTATAAGCGGTGGTATATCTTCATAGTCACTATCTTCGCTACCTTCTTCACTATCTTCGTCTTCTGAACTTTCGTCATCATCTTCTTCGAAATCTTCTTCTAAAACCTTAATCTTTTCAACGACTTCATTTGGACTCATCGATGGATGCACCATTCTAACTAATTCTCTCATGTCTCCCATATTAAATGGATTCATTTCCATTTGATGTACCATATTATTGTTTTGGTTTTGACGGACTATAGCTAATTCCTTAACAATGTTCGTTATTAATTCAAAAACAGTATCGCATTTATTTTCAAGAGCAGATAATCGTTGCTTAAAATGATAAACCAAAAGCAATATTAAAACAAACGTAACTCCTAAAGTCAAGAAAAAGAATGTCTCTATAAAACTAAAAAAACTCATTTTAATCTAGTGTTATAAAATATAAGTATAAATCAAACGTAAATTCTAAATCATTTTGCATTTTATTAAATTTAACCAATATTCCAAAGTTAATTTGTCGTAATTAAAAATCATACCTTTGTACTTTTCAACTGTAGAATATAATAATTCTCGAGTTATATCAGACCAATCATTTACAATTAACACTGGAAATCCGTCGTATAATGGATCTAACGCGGATTTTTTAACGATAACAATACAACCTAACACCAATGCTTCCCATGTTCTGTGACAATCAAGTCCATTTCCATGAGGAGACACAACAAATGTAAAATTCGCTTGTTTTTTCCACGATTCTAAGCGTGGAACTTCAACGTCTTCGTAATATATTAGCTCGCGAGGTATTTTAGAAATAGCATCGATTCTATCTTGTCCAAATTTACAAAAGTTGAAATGGAAATTACTGTAACACATCATATTACGATTCCAAAAAGGTTGTGCGTTGTTTTTTATATTTACTAACGCTTCTTCCTGGTTTATAGGTAATTGTTTTGGACCCCATTTATAATCTTGATTAGAAAGTGTGTGGTAATCCAGTCCTATTGGTATTTGAGATATTTTTGGATGGTTTACAACACAGTTTTGCGAATACCAGTGAATTATATTATCTGATCCAATAAAATCTAAAAATTCCGTTTCGTTAGAAAAAATATCATAAGGCACAGTGGTGTCTGAATCACCAGAAACTATTATAATCTTACATTTCATATTATGATAATAATTACTGAATTCTCGAATCGCTGAATTACAAATATAAACAACGCTGTTATTGTTCAATTCGAATACATTTTTATTATAGTTTATTAATTTTGGAATACTTGAAACAGGGGTTAAACTATACATATCACATGACTTTAATATGCCTCTACTAGAAACATATTTGCAATTTTCCTCCATATTTATGAAAAATTATTATTTTTATATTACTAATAACAAAAATAATATACTATATTATATAATCTAATCATGGACAATTATCAAGGACCTCCTTCAAACCCAACCACTGGAAGTTTATTTAGTAATAAAAACGCTGTTATAATTGTATTGGTTATTCTATTGCTGCTATCACTTTTAGGGATAAACGTAATAACAATGGTTGGCGAACTACTCCAATCTATTGTCCAAATTTTTACACCACTAATAACACAGATTCTCTCTATATTTGGATATACCGCAGGAACAGTAATAAACAAAACTACTGATATTGTCGGCGATACATTAGAAACTGGCGTGGATATAGCTCAAGGAACGCTGTATTCAGTAGGAGATTTATTAAAAAACGCGAGCCAAGGTAATGTTGATAAAAATGCTCAACGACAGCTCGATAATTCGTTAAACAAATCTACAATTAATAAAAGTACTCCTCAACCAGATAGTTCTACAAATCCTATACAAAAACCCATAACTGCTTCTAAGACAAACTGGTGTCTAGTTGGCGAATATAAGGGCCGTAGAGGATGCATTGAAATAAGTGAACACGATAAATGTTTATCAGGGCAAGTTTTCCCTGACCAAAAAATGTGTTTGAACCCGACGTTAACTACTAACGCTAAGCAATAACAATATTATTTGTTTATGAAATAAAATAATGCATAGAAATAAATAACTAAAGCACCACCTGGAATTAGTAATACCCAATTATCCTTTAAATAATAGTAAGGAATTGTAATTATTTTAAAATGGTTCTCTTCGAAATAAATTGCTTCTTCTCCACACTTATTTACGTCTTCTCTTACATATCTAGCAGAATGATACGTTACCTTTCCAGTTATTATATTTGTATCACTGAATTTTCTACACTCAATACTATCTCCAATAAAATGTCTACAATCTTTACATATTTTTTTTGTCGGTAATAATGACGGACGAACCGTCGAAAATAGTGTAGTAAATGAAAAGAATCGTAATAACTTCATTGTTGATATTATACCATAATATCCTTTATTATATTTCCATGTATATATTATCGCGATTCAGATTATTATTTGAAATGAAATGAAAAGTTGCAATAACTTATTAATCAAATAAAATATATAAACTTATTGATTTTATATATTTTATAATGACCTCTAGTTTAAAAATATACGTTCTTCAATTAGAGAATGATAAATGGTTTTTATATTTATCACCAGATGATTTATCATACGATGTTTTAACTATGGAATGCAAAACGCTTTTTGAATTTATTAGACAGAATAAACCGTTGTCTTTATTTGAAACCATAAATGCATCTGATTATTATGATGTTAATACTTGGACAAAGCGATATATGAGTTTTTGTGGTATCAATAATGTTAGGGGTGGTATTTACATAGAAGAACAATTACCTGAATACATTGTTAAAAGTATAGAATTAGAACTATCAACGTCGGTTTATGAAGATTACATAAATAGAACCTATATGTTTGCAAATCTTCGTGAAAAAACTAATCTGCGGCTTATTGATTTTCAAAATGAATATGATAAGTATCAGGAATTATTAAAAATGGGTTATGGTAAAATAACTAGATCTTTTTTTGACGAATTATTATGGCTATCAAACTTTATAGAAAATTCGCAAGACAACATGGATATGGTTACAGAAGAAGAAAAGAATAGATATAAAAAATTATTATCTACTATGGAATATTTACATAAATTATATTTCAACCTCGAGGACGAAAAGATAAGTTTGGTCAATGATATATTCTTAACCAAACCTGCGGTTGTATTGGAAAGGTTTGTTTTTCAAACAGGTAATATTATTAACCGGGAACATGAATTAAACGATGCACTATCTGTCATTAATAAATATGAGTTTATGGGGTATATTTTGATTAATATTATTGACTGTATGGAATTTGACTTTAACAATCCATCTACTATAAAAATATTATAAAATGGTGACCAATTGAACTTATTATATGCATAATAAAATGATATTTTTGCGCAACACACTTCTCGTCGCAGAAACAAAATTTATTAACAATATACCCATAAATATATAAATAAACACATAGGATAAATGAAATAACAATAATTATACAATTCAACCACTTCTTTATATCTATCTTATTATACAAAACTTGCGCTCCATATAAAACTATTGATAAAACAGCAATTTTATCAACAATATTTGTATAGATATTGTCGTTATAATGAACTATAATCGACGTTATAGTTAGAATACAAAACAAGAGAGAATAAAAATAGTATCCATTAAAATAGGCAGTTACAGAATTTGTAACAAAAAACAAAGAAGATAATAATAGAACATTGAAATCTTTTTCACTTAATTTATTATAAATTGTATTATTTGGTAAATCTGTATCCCAATGTACTTTTTTTTTATTTCTTTTTATTTTTTTATTCATATATTACGTAGATATCAAATTCTAAATTAATTTCTAAATAAATAAAAAAAAAAAATAAAGCCCGATGACCTTATTAGATATTTACTTCATCGTATATCTAAAACCGAACTGCCATAATTAGCGGACAAAATATTATCTGTAAAATCATTGAAAGATGATTCTGTAGTGTTTAAATCAGCTGATAAAAAAATATCATAAACATACCCAGGACTTGTATCAAGAAAAACATTAGATATACTAGCCGTATCTATCTGTGCGAAATAGTTGTAACCATTTATAGAATCAGCTAGTTCTACATAATTTACAAGTATAGGAGTTCTTAATAAACTATTAACTAATACAGGATTACTATTACCAGTTTCTACTTCAGAACCACTATATTCAACTTTGAAATAAAGGCGATCAATTATTATATTTGCTGATCCATCTATTATCCCTGGCGAGTTTTTCGCATATATCCCTATAGGAACTTCAACTGTAAAGTTTTTAGTGGGTTCGTTAATATTAGAGTTTATTAGTATAGTACCTATATTGCTATATATATCTCTGTATAATAGAGCATTTGTATTCGTGATTACACTCCATGGCGAATTGTTGCTTACCTGGCTCGAACTATAGGCAGCGTTACTAATAGAATAATTTAAGAGATTGTATAATGGAACTCTTTCGTCATTTATTAACTGAATAATTGGACCAGGTACATCACAAGATGAAGTACTAGTTGGTTTCAAATTATCTGCAGCGCAGTCAACTAGTATTCCATTTTGCAAAATACTATATGTAAAATATCCATTATAACCAACTATCTGTAATGCGCCAGGGTATGTTTCTAATACACTAGTTATAACAAGTTTATCTGGGTATCTAACTGTAACTTGGTTATAAACTCCATCTAAATCTAATGTAGTAATTGTTCTATCCTGGAATCCTTTTGATAATGAACGAACTCTAACTAATTGTGCGAATTTTTCAGATCTTGTTAAGTTATTTGTTTTGGTACTACTTGTGTTATTGCTGTATTTTAATATTTCTGTTTTTCTCCTCATATCTAGTTGAAATTTTGTATAAGTGCCATCGTAAGGACTCGGTGGTGTAAATCTAGGTTGGGGTATATTAAACAGCATCTGTTTTTTCCTTTGGTCGCATAATGTTGCTAATGATATATTTGTTGTTCCTGACATTATATAAAATAATCAAATATTATATAATGTGGTTTTTACACCTTTTCACATTTTCGATTGAAAAGGCAACGTTACTTTCGGCTTTTTCAACGTTGAAATGTGTATTAATTCATTTTACTGCTATACCACAACGACGATAAGTAATTTGAACCATTAGAAGGTAATGATTGACTATTATCCAAAACAGTTAAATTAGGCCCCCAATAATAAATATTATTTATTTCAATAATGCTTAATGCGTGATCAAAATATCTTAAATTCGATAAACTACCATTGAATCCTCCTCCTTTGCAGACATTAATATCATTGTAGTTTTGTTTTGGAACCGAAGGCAAATTTTTTCGCCCTGATATTGTTCCATTAACATACACGTCAAGCATCGTATTTTGCATTCTAATTATAACACTTACCCATTTTCTTATAGGAACTTGATCGATAACAATATAATTACTAAGTGATGTTGTTTCTGATGTATCCATAAGAACCGCCAACGCAGCAGTTCCTCCCCCATAGTTGGGTAATATGTAAAGTCCAGGGCCATTATTAACTTCGGCAACGTTATAAGAATTTAAATCCGCACTCCCTTTATTAAAAATAAATCTTGCTTTTCCATCGTTTCCTAATTCATTTATATATATCCAGACAGACCATGTAAATTCTAGTCCAGTTGTTTGATTATTCGAAATTTTTATAATCGTTTTAATGTCTCCTTTTGTTGGGTCCTGAAAAAAAGTTTTGTCTGTTTGACCACTTATTAATCCTTTTATTATAAACGGACTACTAGATGGACTTGTAAAATATTGTATTAGAATAATCCCTAAATTTAATAAAAACAAAAAAGCTACTACAACTAATATAAGGAACGCAAACTTTGCTATAATAGTATTTGATTGTAAATATTGTGTAGATGCCCCTACACCTGCTGATGCCTGGTTCGAAAATTCATCAAGATTATTTGATACAGAAGCTTTTACATTGTTGAAACTATTTCCAATATTTTCACCTATTTGCTGAACTGCTTGAGGAATTTTCAAATTTTCTTGAGGATTCTGTGGATAATTCATGAATGATTATACTATAGTTATATAATATAATCATTTTAAAAAATTTGTATTGAAATTTTATTTCTAAATTTAACGGGTCTCCCATTTTACACCTTTTAAATGAGAAAAGGTGTAAATGTTCACTTATATAAAAACAAAATGTATGAAACATTTTTACTAAATATTCAATAGCTACATTACTACTAAAGTTTTTTACCAGAACAATGAAGGATTGTGTGATTAAAATCGCTATAAATCATTGAAATCTTCATTGGTTTAGAATAACGGCGCATCATTAACTATTGCTACATTATCCTTTAATATACTGTAATTTACACCATAAGAATTTAATACACCACCTAATTTACTTTTACCGTTTCCTTTCATGTACCAATCCCATGCAGTTTGAGGATCTACAGGAGACGTCCATCTAGTCAATAACAGTGCGTTTGCGCTCCATCCTGAACCCGTCGATCCTGCTGAAGGTGTATTAAATGGAGTAGTTGCCGAATTTCCTAAATATAAAGGAGCAGTCGAAGCGTCTGATGGCGTCTTTGGACCGATAGAATTATTAGCACCAGAACCGACGATTTGGTAAGAAATAACTAATTTTCCGTCTAAATAACAATCTAAATATTGATTATCAAAACTTATTATAACTCCTACCCATTTCTGTAATGGAAAGTTATTTGTAATCATAACTGTTTTTTTGCTTGGCGCAGTAGCAGTTGAATCAGATAATGTGACTTCACACATTAATGTAGGAGTATTTTTATCTAAATATAACTTTAAATTATCAGATCTAAACATTATTGTCTTTTCAACTGCAGGATCCCAATTTTGCACGTATAACCATAAACCAAACCCATGGCTCATGTTAGTTGGTGATGCAAAGTTTGTAATACCAGGAATTGCTTTTGAAAAATCGGCTGTTGAAGTAATAGTACTGGCTGTACTGGTTAAATACATAAACAATAAGTAAACAAGAAATACGATTAAAATTCCTAAAATTATTACGAGAGAATTCATTTTATATATTTAATACTCACAAAATAAATACGGGAGGATTTCTATACATTAACAAATTATAACTAGAAGTTATTTCTGTAGACGTTAATAGTTTCGTGTAGAATCTAACATTGCATATTGCTCCGTCTAATCCATTTTCGCTACCAATAGTTATAGGGTCGCTACCATTTATTTTTGGACGATTTTTGTTAAATGCATATGTCCTTATTAATTCACCGTTTACAAACAAATCTGCTTTCTCTGAAGTATAGTTAAACACAAGATTGTTCCATTTCTGGATTGGCATCTCTATTTCAACAGCTGTTTCTCCTTTTTTTGTATCGTTTGTAAAATATACTACAAATTTGTTATGTTTATTTCCATCGTTAATATTATTGTAATAGGTTATTTTGGGTTTACCTCCGCCGAAATCAAATATAGAAGTTTCTTTCGAGTACGCAGAGGTATTATGTGCTTTTATATTTATATTTATCCACATTGAAATCGCGTAAGTTTCTCTATAAACATTTTCTTCACTATCATTTTCCAACTCATTTTTTGGTATTTTCAATATATTACTAGAACCTATCGCCATACTTTCATCTAAGTAAGCTCCTTTTGCTAACAATACTATACCATTTTGCTTATCAATTAAATCAACTAACTTTGGTATATAAATATAGATTATAATCAATAAAATCTCTAGTAAAAACAATGCGTATATTAAATTTGATGTGGTTTTAAATTCTTTTACTAGGTATTTAAAGTAATCAATGATAAGACATGGTATGTAAAAAATTAGATTTAATATAAATCCAGTTATACCGGTAAAAGATTTTAAATAATTGCTAAGTAATAAAAATAAAAGAGCTAGCCCCACAAATATAATCAATATTATCACCCCTAATCCCATATAACCAATTAATCCAGCATATGTTCTATTCATCTTAGTATAAAAATAGGCAGCCGCTAACGTTACTACAGTTATAACCATTGCTATCCCTAAATTCGATTCATTATTACCTGTATTAGAAACAAATACAGGTACTATATAAACAAATACTGCTATTAGAGGTATTGCTATAGAAAGCATATAAATATATGCACTTGTAGTTAACGATTTTGGGTCCGATGCCGCAATACTTAATAGTCCTATTGCAGCACTAATTACAACAAATAATGCGCCATAATTAGGTATTAACTTTACATCAAAATCAGAAAACATTGTTAAGATATTATTTGTATATACAAATAATATATTATAAATATTATAAATTCTCTATCGCCGTTTTTTTACCATGACAATCTCGACAAAGAGCTACTAAATTATCAATATGATTGCTACCACCATATTCTAGACGGATCTTATGATCTACTTCAAACCACGCAGGTAACTTACATTGACAATCTCCACATTTCCAATCTTGACTAGATGCCACGTATTTCTTTTTGGTTTCGCTTACTGAGCGTTTGGTCGCCTTCTTACCAGATTGTTGCATTCTGTTTTCGGAAACTGTATGATTATTATTAGGCATAGGAATTACTGGGTAATTATAAGCTGATTTACTATACCCCGAATCTTCACTAAAATTCTGTCTCGATGTGAAATCTAAAATAGGAGATATCATGCTACTTGTACCTTTATCTATGGGTAAATATTTAATATAATCGTTCGTAGTAGATATTACCTGTTGTGCACGCATAGGGTTTCGTTTTAACAAAATATACAACATTAACGCACCGAAAGCTACACCTATCATTTGATAATACTTCTTAAATGATAATAACTTTTTTAATAGTTTACCATCGGTGTATATATTAGCAATGATTAGACCTGCTATTATAAATATCAAGATTTCTACACGCATAAGTTATTTATTATATTGAGAGAAAATAATAAATATCATCTAAATTACTTCTTTCTACGTGTTCTACGTTTTCTTTTTTTAGAGGTGACCCTTTTTCGTCCACCGCTATTTTTTTTAATATAAGTTTCACAGTAAATATCTACACAATCAATATGTTTTTCTCCTTCTGTATTACAACTTGTTCTTAGATGCAATTTTGCGGTACTTCCTGTATTGTCATAGAGAAATATTTTATTAACCTGATTACAAGGCATATTTATATAATCGCCGATAACTTTATCTAATTTATCATAAACGTCTCTTACATACCATTCATCTACTGTTCTCCCAGTTTCTTCTTTACGAATGTTTAATCTACGCAATACATCTTCTATTCTGGCGAGTGTTATAGTTAGGTAAATTTTATAATTGTTGTTCTTTAATACATTGAATACATTAGCTATGTACCAATCTTTATTTTTTCCTGTTCCGTCAAAAACTAAATTATAACCTTCTGCTTGTGCCATTGTAAAAGATTTATTATTAATTTTCAGTAAATCACTGCCATAACACTTATTATTATTATTATAAAGAGTTGTTAATATTTCATCGGGATCTATTTTTACAAAATCACTCTCATTTAAATCTAATTCATTCATTGTTCCTTGTAATGCTTCAGTGCTCTTGCCACTTCCCGGTCCACCAACCAAAACAATTGCAATTTTATTTTTATTTTTTTTTTTATTGGCTAAACGCTTTTCTATAAATATATTTTTATCTTCTTCTGATACTACTATGTCACACATCTATCTATTATATATATGTATATATATAATTTATATTCAATAAAAAAAGTATAACATTTATCACAATATATTTGTTAATATGAGTATGTTCCAAATGCTTTATCCCACAAAGAAAATCGTTTTGAATAATTACAATTATTTGCCGAATGATGTAAATCATGGTCCTCTGTATATAATTCAATTTGTAATAATTTAGGTAGCCATATACATTGAGGGAACGATGATGTCGGAAATGATTCCTTTCCTACATGTCCGCCTATTTCTATGAAATTCTTGTAAGTAATTATTGTTTGAAAATGTAAATACGATATTTTTGGAATAATTAATAATGATAACATAGTTGGTATTGAATTAGTAATAAGCAAATCAATAGGATCTTGATAAAATGTTGTAATTAATGTAGGGTGATTAAATTTATGATGTTTTTTATGCAAATACTTATATATTGATTTATGATGCAATAAACGATGACCACAGTAGTGAAAAAGATCAAATGCCACTTCAAACGCAAATGAAATTGGTATAAAATAAATTATTTCGTAATATATGTTTTCCTTTATTTCGAATCTGTATACTGCATTAATAAATACATGCGTTATTGATTCAACTGCAGTCGTTGTTATAACATTTACGTGAAATTCATGTTTATAATCTTCAATGGGTAAATTATCACTAATTCTTAATTTATGTTTAGTTCCGAAATCAATAAATCCCATCAATGCGTAATTTCTTACTATATACGTAAAAAACATTACTAGTAATTCCGAGAAAACTTCTTTATTATAATAATTCGAAAGAACATGGTGCTGAACAAACCCTAGAGAAAGTAAAAACCCATTTACCAATATAAAATTTCTAATAGAATATATCGATATCTGCATAATATATATATAATATATATATAATTATATAAGAATATGAGTAATTCATGTTTAAAAATAAAAGCTGATAATTCTGATACATTAGTAGTATCATTTGCAGGACATAATATAATGTTCAGTTCTATGCTTACGATTAGCAATCCATTTGAATTTTTAAATTTCTTCAATAGACATTTTAATAACATTAATCGTTATTTTTATGTCGATATTCATAAAACTTCTTATCATAAAGGAATCGAAGGAATCTCAAAAAACATCGACGAAACAGTTGAATATTTAAAAAAGGAAATAGCCAATTATAAAAATGTTATTTTTCTAGGCGCTTCATCTGGTGGTTATGCAGCGATTTTATTTGGTTCGTTATTAAACGTACAAAGTGTAGTTGCGTTTACACCACAAACTGTTCGTCTTGATAAACGTATTGATGAGAAATACCGTGATATTAGTCCATACATTAACGATACCACCAATTATTATCTTTATGGTGATTTAAGTATTAAAAATGAGAAAGATACGCATCATATTTCTCATTGTGACCGTATTTCTCATCATCCAAACGTCTTTATAAAAAGAGTTGCTCAATTTAATTTGAAAAATATGAGAGATAACAGTGAATTGTATGGAATTTTTAGTAATTTAATATATAACCGCTAAAACAGATTGTGTTAAGAATAATAATATATCAAAAATAGTAAAACCAATATCAATATCGCATGAATGTAATGCTTTCTCATATTTATTCTTTCAGATAAAATAATTGGTTTCGGTTTATACTCTGCTCTGTACTTTTCTAAAGATATCGGTAAAGATAACTCTTGTTTACCTAATAAAACATTATATTTATTATGCATAAAATGCATCCATCTAACAAATGAATCACGATTATCCAAATAAGGTTTCACCGGATATCTATCCAACATTTTACTAAAATCATCTCCCATCTTAGAATCCGGTATAAACAAAGGCATATTCGTAATTAGATCATAGTATTTACGCCTTGTAACTTCATTTGGATGCATTGGATAAGATTCAGCCACAGTATGCAAGAAAAACCAGTAATGAGGTCCCCATATTCTCGCGTCAAAATGCATATCCTAATATATTCAAATTATAAATATATAAAGATTATAGAACATATTATTGTAACGTAAATGAGTAATTATTGTAATAATTGTGGTAAGCCAGGACATTTATACCACCAATGTAAGCTACCCATCACTAGCTTTGGCATAATTGTTTTTAGAATATATAACAATAATATTCAATATTTGATGATAAGAAGAAAAGACACGCTGGGATTTATAGATTTTATGCGTGGTAAGTATTCAATCTATAACAAAGATTATGTCATAAACATGCTAAAACAAATGACGGTGGAAGAAAAGGGATTGTTAGCTGTTGGTGATTTTAATTTATTATGGAAGCGGATATGGGGCGATGAGCATATTTCAAACCAGTACAAAGCAGAGGAGATTATATCCCGTGATAAATATAATGCTCTTTTTTCTGGTGTAATGGTTAACAATGAATTATTCTCTTTGAATACCCTAATCGAAGAGAGTTATAAATATGATATATGGACAGAACCTGAATGGGGGTTTCCTAAAGGACGACGCAATTATCAAGAGAGCGACTATGAGTGCGCTTTGCGCGAATTTCAAGAGGAAACCGGATATAGCCATAAGACGTTAAAGAATATCAAAAATATATTGCCGTATGAAGAAATATTTACCGGATCTAATTATAAATCCTATAAGCATAAGTATTACTTAACGTTTATGAAACTTGATAATACTTTAAAGCAAAGTAATTACGAACCTACAGAAGTTAGTAAAATGGAGTGGAAGAGTTATGAAGATTCTATACAGTGCATACGTAAATATAATTTAGAGAAAAAGAGAATATTATCCAATATTAACGAAACGATCAAATCTTATAGATTATTTTGTAACCAATAAGGGGAATCTAATGTTAAAGCATCTTTGTGGCTTTCTGACCACATGAAACCATCCTATTATTGGTTGGTTAGTATTTATAACATGGATATCCATATTATAAATCTAATAAATAAATATACATATAATTTAAGTGAAACTATAAATATGCCAAAGGAAACAAAAAAGAAAGCAGAAAAAACAACTCCTCCAAACGTTACTGCAAAAAGAGGGCGTGGTAGACCTAAATCAATATTCACAAAACTTGCTGAAGAAACCGCAACATTAGCAAACGCTGCTATTGTTACTAATCCAGTTACTGGTATTAGCAAAGATAATGAAATATTAAAAGCCATATTTAACCAGCAACCGGAAGAACCTGTTATAAGTAAAAAAGCCAATTTAGTACTAAAACAAGACAGTAGCGAGCAATATATTACAAATATACTATTAATGAGCCGTTGTAATAAAAACTACCAGCATTTACCGGAAGAACAGGAAAGATTCGATGAGCTAAGTAAACTACCAGCACATAGCTCCAAAGAAGATAAAACTACTTTAACAAAAATCTTATCTGAGATATTGCACGTCCCTCTCCCCTATTTAAAAACTACTAAAAAATATGGTCTATTTAACCAATCTGATTTTATCCCCACTATTCTCTGTTTAGAAAGATATTTTAGAGAACAGAATCTTAATCCTCCACAAGCCCCTTTGCCAAGTAATACTCTTCAACCTACAGAAGAAAAAGAACAACAACAAGAACAAGAACAAGAACAAGAAGAACAAGAAGTCGTTGATGCAAGCAAAGAAACAAAAAAAGTTGAACCAGCTAATTCTGTAAAGGAGACAAATAGTAACGCAGAACTGCTTCAAGTAGGAGAACCTAATATAGCAACCCCTATTATATCTACTGACGCCAAAGAACCTAATATAGCAAACCCAATTGTAACTACCGACGGCGAAGAACCCAGAAGAGTATTCGAAGAAGAACCTCTAGAGGAACCACTCGCCACAGAATTAACCTCTATTCCCAACACTACTATCACAATTCAAAATGAATATGAGAAAGAACAAGAACAAGAAACTGTTCCTAATACTAGCGAAATCAGCGAATACAACAAATTTTTAATAAATAAAGAAATGCGTGAGCATAATAATCTAAAAGATACAGATAGTTATGATTTCTTATACCCTGAAATTAACGATCCAAACTTTAACATCAAAATCGCAAAGCATAAAGAATTTGCAGAAACTAAATACGACGGAACTATTTACGACATCGAAGAATATGCTAAGAAATTATGCAATACTGATTTTGAACTAACGCCTCATCAACTCTTCGTAAAAAACTTCCTATCTATGCAAACACCTTATAATTCTCTATTGCTTTACCACGGATTGGGTACAGGCAAAACATGCAGTTCTATTGGAGTTGCCGAAGAAATGAGAGCATATATGAAGCAGGTAGGGATAACGCAACCAATATTGGTTGTAGCTTCTCCGAATGTCCAAGAGAATTATCGTCTACAATTATTTGATGAGCGTAAGCTAAAACTAGAGTCGGGATCGTGGAATTTAAATACTTGCATAGGAGAATCATTACTTAGAGAAATAAATCCTACCAATTTAATAGGTGTGCCAAAAGATAGAATTATATCTGAAATAAATGCAATAATTAATAAATATTATCGATTTATGGGATACATAGAACTAGCTAATTATATTAAACGTGTTATTCAAATCCCTGCAGATAGTTCTCGTTTTTCAGCAAAAGAATTGAGAGAACTCAAAGTAAGAAGAATTAAAAAGCATTTTGATAACCGATTAATTATTATTGATGAGGTTCATAACATTCACATTTCAGAACAGAATAAGGAAGATGGTAAAACCGCCACATTATTAATGGATATTGCGCGTTATACTACTAGCATGCGTCTACTATTATTATCTGCAACCCCTATGTACAATAGTTATAAGGAAATAATATGGTTAACCAACCTAATAAATATAGTTGATAAAAACAGCACTATTAAAGAGAGCGATATTTTTGATAAAGATGGTAATTTTAAAGAGAAAATTGGGAAAAATTTGGAAGGAGGACGAGAACTTCTGACCCGGAAGTTAACTGGATACGTTTCCTATATCCGTGGTGAGAATCCATATACATTTCCTTACAGAATTTATCCTGATGTTTTCTCTCCTGAGAATTCTTTATCGACAATAAAATTTAATTATCCAACTAATCAAATGAATGGACGAGAAATCGAAGGCGTATTAGAAAATGTACCTGTATTTTTAACAAATATAGGAGAATACCAATCAATTGGTTACGATTTTGTAATTAAACACATGCGCAATAAATCTAATAATACAGTAAATAAATTTGGAGAGGAAAGAGAAATGCCTAGCTTCGATAATATGGAGTCATTTGGTTATACCTATTTGTTAAAACCACTCGAAGCTCTGGATATTGTTTTTCCAAATAAAGAATTAGATAGTGGAACGGTTGAGGCAGCTACTGGCGAATTCGAAGACCAACGCAACGAAGAAATAATTAATAAATTCATCGGAAAAACTGGATTAGCTAATACTATGAAATATGTCGTTCAGAAATCACCTTATCCAAATGTATATGACTTTGAGTACCGCCCTGAAATATTAAATGATCCCAATCACGGTCGAATATTCCACCCCGACAAAATAGGAAAATATAGTGGCAAGATAGCAAAAATATGCGACTGTATCAAGAGATCAAAAGGCATTGTTTTAATATATTCTCAATATATCGAAGGATCGATTATACCCATAGCACTAGCATTAGAAGAAATGGGTATTACACGGTTTAGTTCTACGAATTACATTAAACCATTATTTAAAACGCCTCCAACAGAACCCGTTGATTCTATTACTATGAAATCTCAATCGCAGTTTTTACAGGATGGTGAAAGCGGCAAATTTTCCTCAGCAAAATACGTTATGATTACTGGAAATAAAGCATATTCGCCTAACAATTTGGAAGATATTAAATATGTTACTAATCCTAATAATATGAATGGTGAAAAAGTGAAAGTGGTTATAATATCCAAAGCAGGATCAGAAGGATTAGATTTTAAATGTATACGCCAGGTCCATATATTAGATCCTTGGTATAACATGAGTCGTGTAGAACAAATTATTGGTCGTGGAGTTCGTAACTTCAGCCATTGTACATTAGAAGATTTTAAAGAACGCAATGTTGAAATTTATCTACATAGCACTATTCCGAGAAACGATGAAGAACCTGCTGATCTATACATTTACCGTTATGCAGAAAAGAAAGCTAAGCAAATCGGAAAAGTTACACGAGTTCTTAAAGAAATCGCAGTGGATTGCTTATTAAACGTAGGACAGCATAACTTTACAGTTGATCAATTAAATACTCTCGCAAATAATAAAAACATGAAGATTAGAACATCCAGCAATCCTGCTTTAATTAATTTTCAAATAGGTGATCGCGATTATTCCGAAATATGCGATTACACAACTTGCGAAACCGAATTCATGTGCTCTCCTAATGCTGAAATCGTTGATACTGTTAAAACTACCTATAATGATGATTATGCCAAAATGAACTATTCCAGTATTGTTAAACGCATTCGACAATTATATAAGAAAAAACTATTCTATAATAGAGCACAACTTCTTTCTGAGATTAATGTTGTTAAAACATATCCAGAAGATCAAATTGATTTTGCTTTGTCGAGGTTTATTAATAATAAAAACGAATATATTTATGATGAGTATGGACGTTCAGGTTATCTAATAAACAAAGATGATATTTATGCATTCCAACCTATAGAAATTACAGATGAGAACGCAAGTGTATTCGATAGAAGCTTACCTATTGATTATAAACGTAGCAATTTACAGTTAGAATTAGAAAAACCTAAGATAGAAGATTTGGCTGCCATACCCGAAGAATCTAGTAATGAAGGTGATGTTGTTATGGTATTATATAATCAAACCCTTGAGAAATTAAACGCGAATATGGATAATATTGAGAAATCAAATTTAAATAAAGAAGCAAAAAAGCTACTGAAAGAAACTGACTGGTATATTAATCTAGGTTATGTGAAAGAAGTAATTATAAACAACCATAATATAGATAATACATCGTTATATAAATACGCGACCTACCATTTCTTGGATACATTAGAATTGAATGAAAAATTAAATATATTACGTTATTACTATTCTGGTGATAAGGAATCATTTGATGTAAATGAAAAGTATATCCAACAGTATTTCACTGAGAAGGTCGTAAAAGTTAGAGGTTATAATGCTATATTTTTTAGTAACGACAAAGAAGAAGATGAAGATAATAAGAAAATATTTATTCAAGATAATGATAATAAATGGTTATGGTCGAATGCTCTACCAACAGATCGCATAGAAACGTTAAAACAAAGTGTTCCTTTCTCAACTATATCATTAAATAGCTTAAACAGATTATTCGGTTTTATGAATTTATTTAAGGGTGAAATTATTTTTAAGACATTTGATAAAATGAATAAATCGAATAAGGGGTCGAAGTGTTCTAACGAAGCTAAACGCGATGTAGTTAAAAGAATAAATTTAATATCTACTATAAAATACAGTGAAAATGAAGAAGAAAAACCCGATATCCTGACTAAAGATTTTATTAAGAATGGCTTATGTGTAATCTTAGAAGTTTTGCTCCGACATTATGATACCAGCAAAAAGGATAATTTAAGGTGGTTTTTAGATTGCGAGAAAGCATTATTAAGTAAAATCGCATCGTAAAAAATTGATTATTTTTCATGGAATGTAATCAATTAAAAACACAACAATGCCTCTCTATTTTGGACTTCCAGTTACTTGTAAGGAGGCGTACCGCCTCTTTGATGAGAATTATAACCAAATTGAACTTGGGATCATAGAAAAACACAGATTATTTTATGAAAACCCATTCACATATCCATTTATGATTGAAGACCTGAATAAATTCTTTAAACGCCAGGGATTACAGATTCGAATCTATGGTACAGACAAAGGACAATGTATTATCGGTTATATTATAAAGGAACCATCAGATGTATCAAATGCATTCATTAATGTAGATAACTTTATAACTAAGCTCACCGATCTAAAAACAAGATTTGCACTGGAAACAGCAGAATATTCTTTGAATTTCCAAACAGTTACTTTAGAGCGCATGGAAAACGAACCATTAGAAATTTCCTGTCCCGTGCCTTATATTATTGAATACAGGGACTAAAGAAGTAAAAAATTGATTTAAAATGATATAAATGCTTTTTTATATCATTATTAGTATATCGAAGATGGCTGAAAAAAAGATGCAACGCGAAGAGCGAAAAATTTATGGTGTATACATTAAATCTGTTTTAACCATGAAAGTTGCTATACCTATTACTAATGTAGGTAAAAATATGAAGCAAAACTTAGAGAGAATCATATCTAGAAAAACTGAGGGTAAATGCATCCCGGAAGGGTTCATTCGTCCTAATTCTGTGCAAGTCATACGTTATTCTAGCGGAACTGTTAATAATGAAAATATTGAATTCCAAACTGTTTTCGAATGCATGGTTTGTCATCCGGTAGAGGGCATGCTTATTGAGTGCAGTGTTAGAACTATTACTAAGGCAGGTGTACATGCAGAAGTAGTCGATGATACTGGTGCTACTCCTATTACTGTGTTTATTGCCCGCGATCATCACTTTACCGATCGCCATTTCGCTGAAATTAAAGAGAATATGAAACTGGTAGTTCGTGTTATAGGTGTTCGTTTCGAACTCAATGATCCTTATATTTGCGTCATAGGGAAGTATTTGGAACAGAAGAATACAGACCAGAGACAACAAGGAAAGAAGAGAGGTGGTGATGGTCAAGAAGTATCATCTATAACGATTGGCGAAGACGATGAGGAAGTTGACGAAGCAGAGGAACTTTGATCTAATCAATACAGTCATGTTGTACCATAGTTTTAACTAACTCTTCAAAGCTTATTTTCGGTCTCCAATTTAATAGGGTTTTTGCTTTTGTTGCGTCACCAATTAGTAGTTCTACTTCCGCTGGACGAAAATACTTTGGATCTATAAATATATATTCTTTTTGCGTATTCTTATCATAACCTACCTCATTAATGCCTTCTCCTTTCCATTCAATTTCAATATTTTTTATAGCAAATGCCTTCTCTATGAATTCTCTTACACTGTGCATTTTACCTGTGGCTAATACAAAATCATCTGCTTTATCATGTTGTAATACTAACCACATACCTTCTACATAATCTTTGGCGTGACCCCAATCTCTAAACGAATCTATATTTCCCATAGTTAACCGATCTGTTTCACCTTTTAAAATCTTATTTAAACCTATCGTTATCTTTCTTGTTACAAAGTTATGACCTCTACGCTGTGACTCATGATTAAACAATATGCCGTTGCTAGCAAAAAGACCATATGATTCCCTATAATTACGAACAATCCAGTAAGAATATAATTTGGCTACCCCGTAAGGTGAGCGAGGATGGAAAGGCGTGGTCTCCTTCTGTGGTATCTCTTGAACTAATCCATACAATTCACTCGTGGAAGCTTGATAAAATCTGGTTACTTTTTCTAACTTATTTATACGTATTGCTTCAAGTAGCTTTAATGTTCCGAAAGCATCAGTATCTGCTGTATACTCCGGCATTTCAAACGATACTTTAACATGTGATTGTGCAGCCAAATTATATATCTCTAATCTAGAAAGGTTGGGATATGAATTTTTAATATTAGCTAGAATAGAAATTAGACACGTGCTATCTGTTAGGTCTCCATAATTTAGCTTTAAATTTTTCTTTTTAAAAATATGGTCAATGCGATTTGTATTAATAGAAGAAGATCTGCGTATAAGTCCATGCACTATATACCCTTTTTCTAATAATAATTCCGCTAGATATGAACCATCTTGACCAGTTATTCCTGTAATAAAAGCAACGAGCATAGTAATAAATGATATGAATTTAATTATTTATATCATTTCGTAACCGTTAATTTTAAAACTTCTTGTTCTCTAACAAACGCACCAAGAATGCCTTTGAATCAATGCGGTTTAAAACATAGCAATTAATAATCTCCGCTGGCGAATAAAACCTGTCTTTTATTTTGTTTAAACTAGATTCTTCTATATCGCTTTTATAATATTGCTTATACATCTGTCGTATCATAGAACGAGTACAATTATCTAAACATAACGTTATATCGATTCTACCAGGTCTAATTAGCGCATGATCTAATTTGTCGTAATGGTTACTACTTATTCCCAATATTCTTCCAGGTGTTTCCTTGATTCCGTCCCATAAATTCAAAATATCATCTAATGTTATCGGATCTTCCTCTTTCTCTTTACATAAATCAATGAATTCCTTTTTCTCGTTGTTATTATTCTCTATCAACTTAGTAATTGCTGCACCTATCTGATCCTTCGGAGAAGAATTCTTTTTAGATTTCTTCTTGATTGGTTCTTTCTCTCGCTTCCACACCACATCACCCAAACAATCGATATCCTCAATTATTATTATCTTTTTATCAAAACCAATGCTACTCTTCTTATTATCTAAATTATATCTATTTTCAAAAAAGTATTCTTCTAATTGTTGCTTCGTTTTTATTAATTTGAGAGATAGAATAACTAGATGGCGACCAGTCAAATTCGCCAAGCTTTTAAAGAACGATGTCTTACCTGTTCCTGGTGGACCATACAATCCAATACCTAACGTATAAGGTATACCATTAGAATAATACCAATCTTTATTACTTAAGAAATAGTTAATTTTATCTAGTATATCTTCCTTGCCTTCGAAAAACATATTTGAAAAAGTTCGTGTGCTTTCAAACAATGTTTCGTTCCATAACTGTCGACTTCCGTCGTCATCTTCCTTCGGTTGGCTCTTCAAACTATATATAAAGCGCTTCCCCTTTCGATCATTTTCTATACTAGATAAATACTTGTTTTTTATATCATCTACGAAATCCTGTATCTTAGAAATATTACTTTCATAAGAATAAAGTGTAATAGATATCTGATCAGTTTTTATTGTTGTTTTCTTATCTGGATCACTATCTTCTTTCGTAATTTCAGTAATAGCATATATCTTTAATTCGCTATTATACAAGATAGGCATTTCCTGTTTTATAATATACATGTCTGCCTCTATTTTGTCTTCACTATAACGTTTTCCATAAGATGTTATATACTCTTGTATCTCAAAAATGCTTTTGTTGTTTCTCATTTTCTTAATAATGTCATAAAACAGCGCTTTAAAACATTCAGAGAAACATACAGAAATAGCTGGTTGCAAATCGTACTTATTTACAATGAACGTTTGAGTACCTTTGTATGTTATTGAGTATTTTCTACAAAATAAAGATTTAATACTGTCATGTATACGAAATACGTTGACGGAATTTATTCCAGAAGATGTTATTTTTCTTAATACATATGATACTACCACAACGATTAGAGTTGAGATAATAGTATCCAAAATCACATTATTAGTTTTAAAATTATAAAAAAACGACATCTTAATAGAATCTAAGAAGGTTTGTTGAATAGAATCTGACAGTTCTCCATTCATAGCTAGTATATTAAAAAAGAATTATTTATATTTGTTTGCATAATAGTTTTCGATAGAACCCCGGTTTAATGTGCATAAAAATATTTGCTAACAATATAAATAATAAATGCTTTATAATACATAATACATTATGGGGTGCAATTTTTTTATATTTAAATACCTTAAGATAACACACACTACAGGGATATCATATATAGAACTATCCTGTGAAAGAGGTTACTATTGTGATTGCTTAGACCACGGTTATGATAGTGATACAAATAACCCTGAAAGATATGATAATTACATTAATAAACTGATAGAAATGTATTTAACGCCTAGTATCAATCCAATACTAATATACACTGATGGTAACTATGTTACTAGTCGTTTTAGAGAAAAATATGCAGAATTAGTAACCAATAAGATTGATAATCTAGAAAAATACTGGAAGGATAGTGGATTATTAGAAGATGAACAAGATATTATTAGCATACATAAAATAGAAGAAAGAAAATCAACACAATTCTAATAATTTTAAATAATTTTTGTAAAAGTATTTAAAACGATTGATAAAAATCATTGCAAAGAAATCGGGGTCGAATTTTTTTTTGGACATTTATTTTTGTCCATTTTTATTTTTATGAAAAAGAATTTTACAACGAGTTTCTTCAAAAGTGATTTTACAGCATAATGCTTTAAATACAAAAATAATAACTCAATCCAGCACTGCATAACTTTTTTGGACATTTTTGGCAATAAGTACTTTTAGGCGAAATTAAATCGCAAAATAAAGTATAAAAAACGCAAAAAACGCATGGAAACTACCACTGAAAAAACTTGTGAATTTTGCAACTATACTACGAGTGATCTTACGAACTATCGTAAACATTTATTGACTGCAAAACACAAAAGATTATCTGAAAAAAAAAATTATGCTAACGAATGCGAGAAAAGTACTACCATATCATATTACTGTGAATGCTGCGACTTCAATTCCAGAAATAAGTATGATTTTAATCGACATAACCAGACCAAGAAGCATAAGCTTAGCTCCATGGTTTTCAAAACCCCGGACAGCATAGAAAAACAACCAATAGAAAAAAGTACTATTCATCAGGATCCGCAGCATACACCGTCTAATATAGTTACAACCGATGTAGTTATGGAGTTATTAAAACAAAATAAGGAGATACAGACATCTTTAGTGGAACAGAATAAAGAGCTTCATAATAAATTGCTCGAGATGTCAAAACATAGCAAAATTATTAATAAAACTACGAATAACATTACAAACAATCAGTTTAATTTAAACCTTTTCTTAAACGAGGAATGTAAAAATGCTTTGAATATAGAGGATTTTATAAAATCTCTGAAACTTACTGTGAGTGATATAGAGGAAACTGGTAAATTAGGTTACACACAAGGTATAACTAGAATATTTGTGAAAGCTTTAAATGATCTGGATGTAAATATGAGACCGTTCCATTGTACAGATATAAAAAGAGAAACTGTATACATAAAGGATCAGGATACGTGGGAAAAAGAGAATGCTGAGAAAACAAAGCTTCGAAATGTAATAAAACAGTTAGCTAGGAAAAATCTAACAATGTTACCTGAGTGGCAAGAAAAAAATCCAGATTTTAAACAGTTAGATACACCAGAAAACCAACAATTTATGCAGATATCTATAAGTTCTTTAGGTTCAGAATATGAGGATGAACAAGAAAAAATGGATGATAAAATAATTAGAAACGTATTGAAAGAAGTTGTTTTAGAGAAGAAAAAATGAAGGGTTAAATAAAAATTAGAGAAACAATATAGAATTATAAAGGTAGATTTAACAAAATGGATAATAGTAATAATCTAGAACAATTGAAGGCATCGATAGAATCTATGTCAAAGTACCATCAAATAGAAATATTAAAAATACTAACTAAAAGGTTAACAAAAATCAATGAGAATAAAAGCGGTTGTTATATAAATATGTCATTTTTGCCAGACGATACGATTTCGAAATTAGAAGAGTACATTTCTTATATAAAAGATCAAGAGGAGACATTGGAAACAATGGAATACCAAAAAGAGGAATTTAAAAATGCATTCTTTATTGAAAAAGAAAATAAAGACAACCCGACGATATCTTATAGTTCATTGAATAAATAATGTCATCATTATTAAATTCTATATTTTTTATTAATAAAGAAAATTTAAATTTAGGCACAGTATTAGATGTGTTACGAAGTTTTATGCTTACTAAAATAAACCAGGCAGCAATATTTTTAAGATCAAATATAATAAGTCCTAGTCAAATTATAAGGATATCAAATTTGCTAGACAAACCCGAAACCGTTATAGAAAACGTTGAGTATCAATTGATACAGGATGTCGCAGAAGAACCTCATCCTATTGTGCATGCACATGAAAAGGAATTAATATCTCCAAAAAAATCAGACACTTTATTTTGGTGTTTGTTTATCATTCATTTTGGCTACGATGAATATATAGAGGTCGATAGAAACTACGGAGTAAAAGAATTAGAAATAAAGAAACTTGTGGGACAATATATATCAGCGAATCCATACAAAATAAAAAATTCTAATATTAAATTTACGAAAGCAAGTGTACAGGAAGTATTGTCTGAACTATTAACAAGTCAGAAAGATACCAGTATTAATTGTCTAATAGCATTATTGGTGTATTATAATTTTAATATAATTATGGTTAATTCATCTAAGTTATTAATGTTGGAGTTTACGGCAGATAGAGACGCAGAATTACCGACTTATGTATTGCACAAAGATGCTTATGGTAAATATTCAGTCGATATAGATCCTATAACAAAAGAAGACGTTATAGAAATGAAAGGTAAAATGATTTGTTTAGAGAGTTATTTGAGGCCTTTAAAACCAATTACTAATTATAAAGTAGATGAACTAGAGGATTTTGCAAAAAAGATTGGTATATATGATACAAACAAGAAACTCAAGAAAACAGAACTTTATCAAGAGATAATTGATGCATGTCAGTGGCTCTAACAATAATATAGCATTATTAACATAAGTTATATGGATGAGAGGAACATACAGTTCTCTTGAGAAAATTGAAATAAAGATAAAATAATATATTATTACTATATACGAACAATATATTATGGAAAACAAAGAATCTATGCAGAAATCTGAGGTTGCTGAGAAAAAGTTTGAGAAGAAGGTTAAGACATTAAAGGAAAAAACACAAGAATTCGAGAACATTGTGAAGGAGTATTTAGAAAGTAACCCTTTGATACGTAGTCATAGAAAAAACAACGAATTAGAAATCCGATTTGGCACGAATACGAGGATTTCGCAACCGCTTTCCAAAATAGATTATGATAATGTTGCAAAACATCTCTATTCATGTGGATTTAAACTTGAAAATAAGGATGGTGTGCAAATGATGCGCATTACTCCCGAATCAATAGACCCAAGAACAGGCAAAAAAAAGTTATCAATACGTGGGGAGCTTATTGGAATAGATTTAATACAAGAATATTGTAGAACAAATAGCATTCAAAGCGTAATAAATATGCCATCTACACTATCTAATAAGATTAAATTTACAAGGAAAATGAACGCAATTCGGAAAGATGGTAGCTTTATCGATCGGTTAGATATGGACGATTTTAATTTTCGAGTTTCTTTTCAAACCGAGCAGGATTACAATGTGCAATCCGATACGGCTAGAAATATAATATCAAATTGGATGGATTCTAAGAAATTATTTCGTTTCATGAATCGAGTTAGGTTTTATCATCCTGATCTACCGATATTTGCTGATCTAAGCATAGTAAAATCATCTAATTTTATTACGACGAAGGATAAGAAAAAAATACCGGTTCCAGAATATACGATTCAAGAAGCCAATGTTTTCAATAATATTGAACAGTATGAGATAGAGTTGGAAATAGATAATTCCAGAGTGGGTGTGGGTACTCCATATACTAAGGCATCTGATTTAATGGCTGCCATTAGAAAAACTACACGTGTAGTATTGAGCGGTCTTCAAGGAACTAAATTTCCAATATCTTATACAGAACAAGAGAAAGTTTTGAAAGAATATATAAAGGTCGTGCATGGTGAAGAGCATGAACAAAATTATATTGGTTCTTCAGATTTCATTGGTCCATCGTCATTTACACTGCAAATAGATAATATTGTTCCAATATCCGAGACAATAAGATCGCCTAATATTAGAAAGGAATTTACAGTTACAGACAAGGCAGATGGGGATCGTAAGTTATTGTTTGTATCTGGAAACGGTAACATCTATATGATAGATACAAATATGAACGTAATATTTACAGGAACAAAAACTATAGAAAAATCAATATTTAATAGCATCGTAGATGGGGAGCATATTAAGCATAATAAAAAATCAGAATATATTAATTTGTACGCGGCGTTTGATGTTTATTATGTAAATAAGAAAAGTGTTCGAGAATTCCCGTTTTATAAAGATATCGAAGAATTAAGAGAAGAGAAAGACAAGAAAGATGAGAAAGATGTTGAAATAACATATCGGCTCTATTTATTAAATCATTTCGTAGATTTACTTAAACCTATTTCAGTTTTAGAATTTACTGGAAAGGAAGAGGTTCAATCAGTAGAACAGAAAAAACCATCGGAGTTTATTGTGAAATGTAAGACGTTCCGAGCAACAAACGACAATACTACTATATTCGAGTGCTGCCAAAGCATTCTTTCGGATATAAAAGATGGAACTTATGAATACAACACTGATGGAATGATATTTACTCCTAGTAATCTTGCTGTTGGTGGGACTACTGAAGGCGGACCTCCAGGTAAACTTTCAAAAATAACATGGTCACATTCTTTTAAGTGGAAGCCAGCAGAATTCAACACAATAGATTTCTTAGTTTCTATTAAAAAGGATAAAACTGGAAAACATGAAGTGCATCATATATTTCAAGATGGTCTTAACTTACAAGGAGGAAATGAAGTACAGCAATATAAAACACTGGTTCTTCATGTTGGGTTTGATAGTCGAACGGATGGTTATATAAATCCATTTCAGGATCTTATTACAGATAACTTGCCTGATAATTTTGATTCGAATAATAAAAGGAACTATAAACCTGTTCCGTTCGTTCCTACTAATCCATATGATCCAAACGCATGTTTCTGTAATATTATGTTGAAAGAAGACGGAACTAAATTGTTCATGATGACAGAAGAAGGCGAGTATTTTGAAGACGATATGATTGTGGAGTTTAAATATGTTGATGAAAACAAAGATGGTTGGAAATGGGTTCCATTGCGTGTTCGTTATGATAAAACAGCTCAGCTTCGTACTAAAAAGAATAATTTTGGAAATGCTTATAAAGTTGCTAATAACAACTGGTATTCAATTCATCATCCTATCACTGAAGAAATGATAACAACTGGTAACAGTATTCCTGATTCGATTATGGATGATGAAGTATATTACGCAAGATCTAATGAGGAAACTAGCACACGCGCATTGCGTAACTTCCATAATTTATATGTTAAGAAGAATTTAATTCTAGGCGTTTCAAGGAGAGGAGATAAACTAATAGATATAGCTGTTGGAAAAGCGGGAGATTTACAAAAATGGACTTCAGCGAAACTATCATTTGTGCTTGGAATAGATATATCAAAGGATAATATTCATAATCAGATTGATGGTGCTTGCGCAAGATATTTAAATGAATATAGAAAAAGCAAAGATATCCCAAAAGCTTTATTTATAAATGGCGATAGTGGATTGAATATTCGCAGTGGACAAGCATTTGCTACAGAGAAAGATAAACAGATAGCGAAGGCGGTATTTGGACAAGGGCCTAAGGATAAGAGTTTATTGGGGACTGGTGTTTATAATCAATATGGTGTAGCAGAGTCAGGTTTTAATATTACGTCTTGTCAATTCGCTATGCATTATATGTTTAAGAATAAAACAACATTTCATCAATTATTGAGGAATATTGCTGAATGCACACGTTTAAATGGTTATTATATAGGAACATGTTATGATGGGAAAACAGTATTTAATTTACTTCAAAATCTGAAAAATGAAGAGGGGGTTACTATTATGAAGGAAGGGCGTAAAATATATGAAATAGTTAAAATGTACGACCAAACAGGGTTTCCAGATGAGGAAATGAGCTTAGGTTATGCAATTAATGTGTTCCAGGAAAGTATTAATCAGTATTTCAGGGAATATTTGGTAAATTTCGACTATTTTATTAGAATCATGGAGGATTATGGGTTCATATTAGTTACAAAAGATGAAGCCAAACATATGAATCTGCCGAATGGTTCAGGAATGTTTTCAGATTTATTTACTAAAATGGAATTGGAAATAAAGAGTAACCCTAATGTTAAAGCAAACTATAGAGATGCTATTTATATGAGCGCAGAAGAGAAGCGGATATCGTTTATGAACAGATATTTCGTATTCAAGAAAGTGAGAGACGTAGATGCAAAAAAGATGGCAGTCGTGATAACAAAAGAAGCAGAATTCCAAGATAAACACGACGAAGAAGAAGTAAAAGAATTGGAAAAAACTCTTAATAAAATAAACGAAACTGAATCAAATGTAGTTGAAGAGAAAGAACCTGTAAAAAAGACAAAGCGTCTTGTTTTAAAGAAAGAAGCACCTACTAAAGTTCCTACGGCTACTCAAGTTACTACGGCTACTAAAGTTCCTACGGCTACTCAAGTTCCTACGGCTACTAAAGTTCCTACGGCTACTCAAGTGCCTATGGCAACAATTAGCAAGGAAAAGTTTAGCATTGTACTTAAGAAATAAGAGCAAATCGCTTAATAGAATAACATTTTTAATTGTGATATAATAATATAAATACAATCCCATAAATAATATATCGTTAAAATGACATATTATTTACTACCAAGGACAAGCTATTTGATACATAGAAATATAGATTGTGTTGAGAGTGAAGATATTCCGAAACCATGCATATCGTATTCATTGTCAAGTTATTTGTATGATATGAAAGAAAAAATAGAGAAGAGAGATAAAGATTGGGATATTTTCAAGAAATATACAAATCCATATGAGTATATACACACATCATTGCCGTTTAAGAGAAAATGTATTGCTAAACACAAGCCATTATCACGATCTTATTTTAAAATGATAGAATTAGTAAATATATTCGACTTGTTTTTTGATTCTAGGCCTATACAGAGCTTCCATCTAGCAGAAGGACCCGGTGGATTTATAGAAGCTTTAGCTGAACTAAGAAAGTGTCAATATGATAAGTATATTGGGATGACTATATTGGATGAAACTAATGATCCTAATATTCCTGCATGGAAAAAAACAGAATATTTTTTGCGTCAAAATAAGAATGTTGTTATTGAAACAGGAGCTGACAAAACCGGGAACGTTCTTTCTTTGGAAAATTTATTATATTGCAAAGAAAAATATGGCTCCACTATGGATATTATAACAGCAGATGGTGGGTTTGATTTTTCGCTAGATTTTAATAATCAAGAAATAAATATTGCAAAGCTATTGTTTGCACAGGTTTCATTTGCATTGCTAATGCAAAAGAAAGGAGGTAGTTTTATTTTAAAAATTTTTGATGTTTTTATGCAACATAGTATTGATATATTGTATATATTGTCGTCATTTTATGATAAAGTGTATATTGTAAAACCTCATACAAGCAGATACGCGAATTCAGAAAAGTATATAGTATGCAAGGGATTTACTTCTATACCAGTTGAACAGTTTACACCTTATATATGTAGGGCGTTCGACATAATGGTAACATCAGCTAATTCTAGTTTAGATTTATATATTCATAGGTTTTTAAATATTCCTATTACAACCTATTTTTTAACTAAAATAGAGGAATATAACGCAATATTCGGACAGCAGCAGGTAGAAAACATTCATCACACTATAACGTTTATAGATAATAAGTATAAGCAAGATAAGATAGACAATATAATAAATACAAATATACAGAAGTGCATCTTATGGTGTAATAAATATAATGTTCCTCAGAATGTGTTAACGTATTCGTCAAATATTTTTTTATCTAATCCATTATCTAATGAGGCAGAATTAGAATGTTAGGATTTTGTTGTATCCTCTTCATCGGGATTATCTTTTTTGTCCGCGCTGCTTGTATTTGTATATAATATATTATCTATATTAGTAAGGGTTCTTCTCATATCACTAACGTTTGATTGTAATTTACTTATAGATTCTTTATCTAAACTATCTGCATTGCTGTTTTTGTTCTCTGCGCCTTCGTAAATATTTGTCAAATAGAAATAAAGGATTATAAAAATGAAAAATACTAAAACAGATAACAACACTACCTGTTTAAAATTTAAGGATAATTGCATTTTATAATATAATATAATATAATATAATATTATATTAAATTAAAAATTAAATGTCTCAATTTCTAAATGTCGATAGAAAATCATTAAGTAAATCAGTTCCAATAATTTCTTGGAAAGGTCAGACACTTACACAGATAACTTCATCTATTAAGAAAAATCCAGGTAACTTTGCGACGTCTAGTATTAACAATAGAAATCTGTTTTTATCGCCACCCTTAAAGATATATCGTAGAGAAATAGCAAATCCATTTAATACGGGGGGGTGTCCATATCGAGCATCTTTAAGTATAGACGTCTTTGATAGACCAAATGGTTCTATCATAAATAGTAGTTCTGAAGAAAAAAATGGTTTAGCAAATACATTAGACAATACACTCTCGAATAATAATTGTGAAAACCCCGGCACATGTTCAGTTTTTTTATCACCAAGCGAAAATGCTAAACGTCGTTGTAGAAGTAGTGGTATCATTAAGAAATCATATAACCCATCTAATAATAGTTCGAAATACTACACGAACAATAACCAATATTTAGTAAGTAGAAATAAAACATTTCAACAAAACCAGTACTATTATATTCGTGTTGGCGATCCATTATTGAAACCAGGTCCGGGAGTAGCTTCTGCGAATATTTATTCACCTACTGGAATTACATCTTGTCCTAAATATAACCTCGAGACAGATAGTAATTTTATGTATCAATGGGTTGATGGACAGTATTATGAGGTAGATATTCCTAAAGGGTATTATAGTGTAGATGATTTTAAGGGAATATTCCAAGTAGCTATGTCCGAAAATTACCACTTTTTAATAAAGAATTCGAATGGTTCTAAAGTATTTTTAATAAATATTATTTATAATGATAGTAACAATAGCATACAATTTCAGTTTACACCTTATGATAGTATAGAATTTCCTGGTAGTGATTATTCATGTGATATTCATGCTAGTCAAACATGGACTTATAGAGCTTCTGGAACTAATATTTCTCCTCCAAACAAAGGTCCCGGAAGTTCTTTAGTTCCAGGAGTTAAACTATTTGATAATGCTTTGTTACCTGCATTAGGATTTTCTTCTTCAACGTTTCCGTTAGTATTACCAAGTGTGCCTATCACAGTTAATCCTGCTAATAACACACAAACTTATACTAGTATTCAAACTATTACTTCTAATTTAACTCCTGGGTTTTATCCAGTTTATAAAAAGATTTATTACAAACCAAGCAATTCTAAGTTTGCTCAACAAGGCGCAGTTACTAGTAGTTCATTAATAACGCGTCTAAAATACGACACTGTTAATTCTGTTGCGTACAAATCTAGTGGTAATATTTACAATTCTGATTACACAAGTGTATATGGATCAAATATAGGGAACGCTTTAGCTTATGGAGTATCAGAAAATCCTTACACAATGAAAAACAAAATAGGGTTTCCTAACAAATCTTATCCAAACTTTTCTTCAAATCAGCAAAGAAACTGTATAGAAACATCAATTTCTGGGGGGAATTAAATTTAATAGATAAACAATTATATTTATAGTTAAAAATGAGATAAATATAATTTTTTTAGTAAATGTAGCGAGATGAATATAAGTATAGATTTACAAAATATATCGTTAGTAAGTGTAAATTTTTCAGAAAAGAAACAGAATGTTATTATGGATGGTAGTTTTACCAAGATATTGTACTCAAATGAATTTTTTACAATGAATGGATTATATATACTATTCCCAATTGTTAAATCAGGCATAGAAAAAAACGTTATTAAGTTCAACCCTTATCAAAATACTAATTTACCTTTAATACAGGAATTTTCTAAAATGGAACAACGTATATTGGAATATTACAAAACTACATTTAATTGTAGAAATAAAAGTGTAAATCTTTTATCTAAACAAATGTATTATGGTAGTATGAAATTATATAAAGAATTAAATGGCGTTGACTACGGTCAAAAATCAATTCAATATATAATAAAAGTATCCGGCGTATGGGAGACGTATGACAGTATTGGTTTAACTTTTAAATTAATCGAGGTGAATGAAAATTATGTATAAATTTTACATCTTTTAACGTAAAGAAGTAAAATATCTAAAATCGCATACTCATGGAAGATCCTCTTCTTCCTCCATTTAACTGGGCGGGAGGAACATTAAATGGTTTGCTTCCGTTTCTTAAATCGTATATTTTATTTTTAGATCTATCATTAACTACTCCAGTATCAAATTTGGTTACGTTAATAAATCCTTTATTTTCATCAATAGAATAATCTATCTTGGTAATTGAAGCAAATCCTTCCTTGGTGATACTAATGTATCTGTTGAATTCGTTTTGGTTAATAATTCTTAGAGGGCTATCATTTAAATGAAGAATATTTGGGTCGCCAACTTTATAGAATTGAGTTCTATCAATATTTATGTTGTTTTGAATTGCGCGTATTTGTAACATGTTATCCTCATAACCCCATGCCCAAAAATTAGGATAACCTAGTGTTTTTTCGAAATCCGCGCCTTTAATAGAAACAATTCCACCAAGTGTGTTTGTGTGTCCATAATAATGTTTTATATTCCCTACTTCAGTATTATAATCTATAATATTTTTTTCGCGAGGTAGTGTGTCTACGTCATTAAAAACAAAAGTTATGTTTTTATAGTTATTTGGGTATTTTTCTTTCATTGCTAAAAATCCAATATTTTTTATTGCCCCTCTATTGAAGTCGCGAGCATCGCATTGTTGAACAAAATAAATTTTATAATCTGTTGTCGGAACATCTTCTAATACAATAGGCATAACACTATTAAAGTTCTTTCGTTGAGTTTCTCTATCTCTGTATGGAACAATGAATATTATTTTTGGAATTACTTCTGAAATAGTAACGTTGTTGTCTTGTGTTGCTATTTTTGCTTCGATTTCGTTAATAAGATCTTTGACTGGTTGGATAGGTTGATTATCTATTGTTGCAGAAACGCGTTCTAACTCGACTTTCTCTGCGGCGACGCGCTCAGCTTGGGCTTCAGCTTTTTCATTGGCAAGACGTTCAGCTTCGGCAGCAAGACGTTCAGCTTCAGCAACACGTTGTGCTTCGGCAGCAACACGTTGTGCTTCTGCAGCAAGACGTTCAGATTCAGCTTTCTCTGCAGCAACACGTTGTGCTTCGGCAGCAAGACGTTCAGATTCAGCTTTCTCTGCAGCAACCCGTTGAGCTTCAGCTTCAGCGGCAACCCGTTGTGCCTCAGCTTCAGCAGCAACACGTTGTGCTTCTGCAGCAAGACGTTCAGATTCAGCTTTCTCTGCAGCAACCCGTTGAGCTTCAGCGGCAACACGTTCAGATTCAGCTTTCTCAGCAGCAACACGTTGTGCTTCGGCAGCAACACGTTCAGATTCAGCTTTCTCTGCAGCAACCCGTTGAGCTTCAGCTTTCTCAGCAGCAACACGTTCAGCTTCAGCTTTCTCAGCAGCAACACGTTGTGCTTCGGCAGCAACACGTTGTGCTTCGGCAGCAAGACGTTCAGTTTCAGCTTTCTCAGCAGCAACACGTTCAGCTTCAGCTTTCTCTGCAGCAACACGTTCAGCTTCAGCTTTCTCAGCAGCAACACGTTGTGCCTCTGCGGCAAGACGTTCAGCTTCAGCTTTCTCAGCAGCAACACGTTGTGCCTCTGCTTCAGCAGCAACACGATTTGCCTCTGCTTCAGCAGCAACACGATTTGCCTCTGCTTCAGCAGCAACACGTTGTGCCTCAGCTTCTGCAGCAACACGATTTGCCTCTGCTTCTGCAGCAACACGATTTGCTTCTGATTCAGCTAATGCTTTTTCAACAGCAGCTTTGTCTGCCGCAGCTAAATCAAAAGATTGATTATCAACTGGTTGTTCTTCCATATAAAATATACCCCCAAAAAAAATACTCACGCAATCCCTAAAGTATTATTTTATGCGTACTTGCTCAAAATTGTAGATGGCAACAATGTATCTCGAAGAGCATCTAGTTTTTTGAAACATTTATTTATAGTTACTTCACTAACCCCTGAAACAACCTTAATGTCCTGCTTAGTAACGTTTTGTTTACAGCTTTGCGCTATAAAATATACAATCCCTGCAGCAATCGCATGTGGTATATTGTCAGTAATTATATTATTCTTTTCTATTTTGTTAGCAATAAACTTAGATAACATAGTCAGTTCCTGGTTAAAATTTAACTTGCTACAGTATCTCTCAATGAAAGAACTAGGCATAGTGATACGAAGATCGGTTTGTTGGGATGGTTCAACGTTTCTTTCAATATTATGCAGTATATTAACTGCCATAGAACATCCAGTAGTCGCACTAGTTTTATCTAGTTTAAATACTTCAGCAATTTCATGTGCTGTTCTAGGACAACCATTCAACCTACACGAAATGTATATAGACGCTGCTTTAATACCGTCGCGATTGATTCCACGAAACATTTTTTGTTCAGATATATCTTTATGTATAGTCATAGCATAGTCAATAAATATTCGAGGTATTCCGGCGTTCTGAGCCATTGTGGTAATAAACTGAAATTCGTCGTATAACGATTTTTCTTTATGGGGCATAGATTGCCACTCTGTCCATTTACGAATTTTCTTCATTTCGTAGGAAGATTTTGTGTTGCATAAAACTTTGCAACCAAAAGAAGATTCTACTAAAAGAGGATTGATGGCATTGCCGCAACGAGTTGGATCGTTAGCGTTTTTATCGTCCGCACCGTAAAACCTCCACTCAGGAGAGTAATCAAGAGTATCCTTGTAGATAAGGCCGCAATCGGTATTTATGCATGTAGGAAATCCGTTGTCCATTATCATAAGAGGGGAACTGCATAGGTTACAAAGATCAGAATTTTTTAATTCGGGGTAGACACACTGAATACCATTTTGATTGTTATCTATGCATTGTTTATCAGCGTCGAAAATGTCCCATAGTTTAGATTTGTCTAAATTAGACATCTCAACCTTCTTTTTTTTAGTTTTTGAATGGTTGCATGGTTTCTCACTTAACTGTATAGTGGCAGCAAAAGAGTCATTCTCGGCCATAATTACATTTTCGCTAGATAAACTTTGTTGTGGTTTTAACTTAATGTAAAATTTTTGATTTGATATCATTATTATAACTACTATAATAATGTATTTATCTTATTATTTAAAATCAATTTTTCTGAAGGGAACCGACCTGCGCGGGTCGGTTCAATTCAGAACCCTACTACATTAAATATTAATGTTCTTAATTTGATAATATAGGAAGGTTTCCTTTATTAGAATGTAACCTTCTTTTCCAATTTCTCAAACATTTCAGGATTATATACTAAGTTTCCTGTAGGTTTATATTGATTAATTGGTTTATATTCTTTCTTTTCTTTTCCCGTAGGGTTGTTCTTATCGTTAAACATTTTGGAATTTGGATCGTCATTATTATCTCCTTCTTCAGTTTCTACTAGATTGCCTTTCTCGTCAACAATCTTGCCTGTTTTCTTTTTAATTTCACTGCGGACATATGAAGGTACCCAATTAGCCCAAGATACAAATAGTGTGTTAGGATGCACATATCGAACATCAAATCCATTATCTTGTAAATTTTTAACTAAATAACCTATACAATCACCTTGATCGTAGATAGGTTCTCCAAAAATATATTCGGGAACAGTAAACCAAATATGTTTATCATTTATTTTATTTTTAGAAATAAACTTAATTCGACGGTGAACACGGTTAAGAATTTTATTAAAGATGGCAAGTTGTTTTAAATCTTTCTGTTGTTTTCTATCGTACAATTCATCAATGCTTATCTTGCCGTTTACTTCTTCATCATCAACTGTTAAAAAACATGACATTTTATTCTAATATATTGAGTAAAGAAAAAATATAGAAAAGAAAACGTAATTTATTTATGGATAATATAATAAAACATATAGTAATTTCTGGTGGAGGGCCTACTGGATTTACTTATTACGGAATATTAAAAGAAACAAACCGGAATGGACTATGGAAGTTTGAAAATATTAAAACTATTTATGGGACGTCTATGGGAGCAATAATAGGAACAATACTTGTATTAAACTACGATTGGGAAACTATTGATGATTACTTGATAAAACGACCATGGAATAATATTTATAAGTTTGATATGTATTCCATATTCGATTCTTATAAAAAACGAGGAATATTTAATATTAAAGTTATTGAAGATACATTTTTGCCATTATTTAAAGGTAAAGATATTCCAATAAATGTCACCATGAAAGATTTTTATGAATTAACAAATATAGAATTGCATCTTTTTGCGACCGAAATAAATGATTTTAAATTAGCTGATATTTCTTATAAAACACATCCTGATTGGACAGTAGTTGAAGCAGTTTATTGTTCAGCTTGTTTACCAGTTATATTTTCTCCATATCTAAAAGAAGAAGAATGTTACTGCGATGGTGGAGCAATTTCAAACTATCCATTAGAACACTGTATAAAAAACGGTGCTGATGTTAATGAAATATTAGGCATTCGAAGAAAAAGCAAAGATATATCTAATAATGCTTTGTCAGATTCTTCATCATTATTAGATTTTATACTAGTAATAATAAACAAGACATCATCAAAAATGCTTTCTATAATTAACTATCCTGAAATTAAACATGAATATGTCGTTGAATCCGACCTAACATCAATGTATAATATCTATTCTTTTGTAAATAGTCCAGAAGAGAGATTAAACTATATTAACACAGGAGTAGAGTTAGTCAAAAGTAAATCCACCAGTATTAGTTTAACATAGTGTTTACAAATTGCTCCAATGAACTTTTAGTAATCTTAGAATCGAAGTCAATAGTGTTTTTGTCGCGTACTAATTTCACAGTTGGATATGAATCTATCTTAAATGTATTTATAAAATCAGTTATATCACTAGTTTCAGTAGTGCAATCAATGTCTTGACATTTTAATTTATATCCGTTAATCTCTTTTCCGTTGTAAAGAGTTTGGAAATTTCTCCATTCTGGAATAGCATTTTTGCAATGAGGACACCAGTCGACGTGGAAGAAATAAATAACTGTCTCTTTGTTTCGACGATTTGCGTTAGCAACATCTTTTATTTTGGTATCTTGGTTCATAAATCTATTATATCCATAATAAGAAACAGCCGCGAATATTATTATTATAACCACTACTATAATGTAGTAATAGTACGGACGTATTAAGTTAGTAACAACCTGAATAAAATTAGCCATTTTTATATAGTATCTATATATTTTTCATTTATTAATATAAGCGAATTTGCTAAATAGTTTTAGTAAATTTATTTTATAAATATATTATAAAAGGAGTGTACATTTATTTAATATGACAACGAATAATAAAACAAAAAAAAATAATAAAAGCGTTTATTCCATAAATGATTACAGAAGCAATGATGGCATGTTAACTACAATATGGGGTCCTGGAATGTGGCATTATTTACATACTATGAGTTTTAATTACCCAGTTAGTCCATCCAAAGAAGATAAGAAACATTATTACGATTTTATAATAAATTTACAGTATGTTTTGCCCTGCGGCAAATGTAGAAAAAATTTAAAAAAAAATTTTAAGAAGTTACCCTTAACTAGCTCGAGTATGGAATCGCGAGAAACATTTTCAAGGTATATTTATGACTTACATGAAGTTATAAACACAATGTTAAAAAAAAATTCAGGATTATCATACGAAGATGTTAGAGAAAGGTATGAACATTTTAGAGCTAGATGTGCAAGATCATATAGTAAGTTAACCAAAGAAAGTATAAATTTATTAAAAAGAAGAAGTGCGAAAAAAGAAAAAGGATGTACTGTTCCGTTATATGGAGAAAAATCTAAATGTGTTTTAAAAATAGTACCACATGATACTAAATGCGAAACTCTTCAGATAGATAATAAATGTATTAAACGACAGATCGAAATATAAAAATCTTATTTAGTAAAAATAATAACAATTCTATTTAGTGTTATTATTAACATTAATATATAATAAACATATATATAATATTATTATGAATCAACAGAAACCATATAAGTTAGAAATGGATTTATCGTTTAATAAGATCGAATCAATGGTAAATGAAGAAACAGATAAAAAAAAAGATTGTATACCATTTTGGTCAGAAAATCCTAATATCTTACTCGACCAAAGATATATATTCGAATTTTTTCCAGTAGATGTAATGTCATACGAACAGAAGTTAAACGCAATTACTAGAACAGTATTGGTGTTAACAATTTTAGCATTTATATTTTCAAAGAACCTTAGAATAATTATTATTGGTTTGATAACTGTGGGAGTTATATTTCTTATGCACTATTATCATATAATCGAAAAAGAGAAAGTCGATGTTAAAAAATTAAACAAGGAGGGTTTTGATAGTGGACCTGCTCATGATTATCTTAATAGTAAACAAGTACCTATAAGGCAAGATATTTTTCAAGAACCTGATGTTAGTAATCCTTTCTCGAATGTATTAATGACTGACTATGATTATAATCCAAATAAGAAACCAGCACCGCCATCATTTAACACGAATATTAATAATAAAATTTTAGCGGATGCAAAACAATTTGTTATGGATTCTCATCCAGATCAACCAGACATAGCCGAAAAATTATTTACAAGTTTAGGAGATGAACTAGTATTTGAACAGTCATTACGTCAATTTAATTCTACTCCTAATACTACTATACCAAACGATCAAGGGGCTTTTGCTGAATTCTGTTACGGAAGCATGATTTCTTGCAAAGAAGGGAATAATTTTGCATGTGCACGTAATACATCACATTACTCATTGTATTAAGTAAATAAATATTTAGGTGTAAACAAATAAATTAATAAATCTATTTGTTTTGAATTTTCCTTCTCTACCTATAATATAAAATTAATAAAATGGCGTTTGCAACTAATTATATGTTTAACAACATGGGTCACATTGGCCAAGATTCTGTTGACGAAACTCAGAGAAATGTGTCTAATACTCGATTTGCATCGTGGACATTATCGAATTATTTTAGCCAAAATGTATCCGATGGACATGTCCAATTTGCTACACAAATGCCCACTGTTATGTTTAGCGGAAGCATGTTGGGTTCTGGTTTAAATGGACAATTAGTTGATGTAGATTCTAAATTAATTTATGGTGCTGAGAATGAACGTTCATTGGAAAAGTTAAGTTTAGTTGAACGTCCATTTTTAACTGTACCTTATTTAGGAAGGGGGAGTTGTGATCCTGCTCTAGAATCCCAATTGCAAATGGGAGAGTTAGTTAGTGATAAAAAGAGCGTATCCACTATTATGGATAAATCATTTTCTAATTATTCATTGTATCCATTGGATTCTAAGATGCAAGAGTATGTAAAAAATCCAGCGAATACTGTTCAGGAAGTGGCTATGAGTGGTTGGGTAAGAGGTGGTGTGCTGACTCGCAATATGTCTGCGGATGATGATTTCAAGAATAACAACCGTCCCAGCGGGTCATATTAAGAATGGAACCTGCAATTATTCATACGTCTCTCTCTAATAATTTCTTTGTATAAACAATTATTGATATTACACCTTTTTATGTTTACTTATAAAATAAATATAAAAATCTTATAATAATAATTGTATTCATTATGGAACTATTTCATTACTTGGATAGTAAAAAAATCGAGTATATTGATAACAAGGGGTATCGTCAATGTTTAAGAGAGTTGTTTAGTATGAATGCTGCTAACTATGCAGAAAAAGTAAATACTATAAAGATGCAAGAGGAATTAGATGAAGAAACAGAAGATGAAATATCTTATGACAACGACTCAGCAGTAAAACTTATGGACGATATATTCTCAAATACCAAAGATAACAAATTGTTTGATATTGTTTATAAATTGGCAGCCGCGAAAATGATATCTGAAGACCCATCGATTGGTCAAGTAGTATTATTCTCTTACCATTATTTACCTTATTATCATTTATGTTTAGTAGATTATTTAGAATCGCCGAGTAACTTTAATAAAGAAAATAAGAATTATAAGATCTTGGTTGAAAAATTATCGTAGTCAAGTATATATGACATCGACACGTAATAAAAATACTCCAGGGAACTTCATAGCAGAACGAAGTATTAATAATAACACAGTAGATTACTATACTAACAGTAGTTACTCCTTCGGGGCTCCTTTAACAAATTATTATCCAGGAGATGGCTTACTACAAGGACGTGTTGCAGCAGAAAACTTGTCCCACAATAATATAGACATTGAAACACAACTGTTCGGAATTGGCTCTACAAATTTAGTAAAACCTAAAATAAATCAATACCCCGAATTGAAACCAATTCAAAGTTTATCAATAATAGATCGTTTACCAATAATAATTCCAGAACCTCTAATTGTTCATAAGGATCAACGCCCTTATCCATTGCCCTAATTAACTTTTCTACTGTAACGCGATGAAGAAGATTTTCTATTTCTAAATGTGATGTCTTTTGCAGTCGGCTTACCTTTATTAGATTTAATTTCATCTACCGTGACAGTAAGTTCGGCTATTTCATTTTTCTCATTATCTTCAGCATCTTGTTCCTCAATTACTATTTCTTCGGATTCACTTATTGGGGAAGTTTCTTGTAAAAAATTATTTAATAGCTGTTTTACAGTATCATAATTAAAATTAATACTTGTTTTATTGGGCAAAGTATCTATTCTATCAAACGATACAGATATGTACTCACTCATAGTGTGGTGCTCATTTTCATTATTAACTTCTATTGGTATTTGCACGATTGCCATTATATATTTTTTTTCGGACATATTTAAATACAACCATTATTTTGTATTTATATTTTTTGATGTTTTAAGTTATTATTGTAGTTTGTATTAAAATAATAATATAAATTTAAGATTAACTTACCATAATTTTTTAGGAACTAATGACGTTAATGATGTCGGTACTACGGACGAAATAGCCGAAATAGGCGCAGATACTGCTGAAGTAATTGCATTGATTGGTGTCGATGCTGCTGAAGTAATTGCATTGATTGGCATAGATGCTGCTGAAGTAATTGCATTGATTGGCATAGATGCTGCTGAAGTAATTGCATTTATTGGCGCAGATGCTGCTGAACCTATTGATGATATTCCACTAGTAAAGATATTACCTTCTTTACTTATTGGTGTTCTTGCTGGTTCATATACCAATTCTTCAATTATTTCTACAATAGTATTTACAGTATCGTCTTCAGACCCGTCACCTTCTTCTTCTTTTTCTGGTTCTGGTTCCGGTTCTTTTTCTGGTTCTGGACTTTTTTTTTTATTTTTTTCACCTTTTCCATGAACTTTACTGTCTTCATATACCATTTCTGTTTCACATGCTTTGTTTTTAACTAATGATATAGGTTTTAAAAATTTTCCATCTATTTCTACATCAGGGTAAAGTATTGTTATTTCCTCAATTATTCCAACAATAGTATCTACAGGGTGTTCTTTCTTTTTTAAAAGATTAGATAAATCGGGAAATTTAATACTCGAATTTTTTTTATGTATGTTTTCAATTATTCCTACAATAGTATCTACTGGATCTTCAGGATTTGAAGTAAAGAAAGAACCAATTCTATCTATAACTCCCTTCTTTTTATGTATGTTTTCAATTATCCCCACAATAGTATCTACTGGATCTTCTGGTTTTGAACTAAAAAGAGAACTAAACGACATTCCTTTCTTTTTATCAGTTTCTTCAACAATAGGATCTTTTGGAGGTGATTTTTTATCTTCTAAAATTGACTTGTTTAAACCTTTTTCAATAGCTTTACCAAATGCTTTTTGATCCATTTATAATATATTTATAAAAAAATACATTAATTATTACAACTTTGGACAAGTTTCAATATCCAAATAAAACGGTAAACGGTGTAAATATTATTACGTTACTCGTCGCTGCAAAACAATTTACACATATTCATTGCTTCTAAATTATGTTCAGGTTTATTAAAGAGACCCGTTATCATATCATCATCTCTAAATCGAATCGTATAATCTTGCTGAATATTATTACGACCGATGCGCCCCATAGCTTGAAGTGTTTTCTGTTGCGTCATTTTCGTTAAATCTTTTCCTATAATCCCATGGCAGAATTGATAGTTCGTGCCATAAACATAATCCGTCGAAGCAATTATAATAAATAACTTTTGCTCAGCCGCCAACCTCTTCATAATTTCCATGTATTCAATACTCTTAATATCTGTGAACATACCTATGCCTAATAGCAAGAGAACCTTAAAATGATTCTCAATATCCAGCATCATAATAGTTTTAACGACTTCTTCGCTGATATTAGAGACAAATGCATTTTCTCGAATTTCCCCTAAAGGGGCCCATGTCTGTTGATGAGGTCTCGTATTAGGAACATACATAGGATCTAGTGAAATTATTCGGATCTCTTTACGTAGCTTATTAATTTGATCCATCATACTTTGTGATTCCTTGCATAATCTGCCACTCTCTCTAGCCATTGCTTTTGAATCTTCTTTTTCTCCGGGAGCGGTACTCTTTGCCTCCTTTAATAATATTTGCGATTCAAGTTTATCAATTTGCTTAATAATATCGCCATTATGAATTATTTTTGACATTAAATTTTGAAACACAGAAGGTGCTATATTAGATTGTTGAATATAGAATGAACCAATCTTATTAACGTTTTCGGCTAAGAATATAGTAGGACCATCAGTGAGGGTATATGCATCTGTTGTAGTAAACAGTATTCCTGAACTAACGTTCGGTTTTGGAGGAACACAAACGCTATTAGTTCTAGTTAATTCACTAGATTTGGCAGGTTGATCCGGTTCAACACTTCTGACCTTCTTAATAGTGCTAGTCGAAGAATATTTTCGTTTTCTAAATTCGGACAATATCTTGTGTATATTAGACCAGTTCTCTACTTCTAATCGCATTATTACCTCCAAGTAATATTCTTTCAAGCTATTCATAGTTATATCAGTAATATTAGACCCAAAATAAGAATCGATAGAATATGCAGGGTCGATGTGTCCATGTTCGTTAATGTATTCTATAAATCGAATAATTTCACGCAAGTCGAAATAACGCAACAGTGTTTTATTTTCACTGCAATACTTGGCGCAATTGACTAGATCTTTATAATCAGAGTATAGGAAATGTGGTAGTACGCAAAAGCCATCTTTGTTTAGTATAGGAATAGATTTCTTACAATCAAAGCTAGTAATCGTATATGTTTCTGAGTTATCGAATTTAGATCTGAAATCATCGAATACTGGGCGAATTTCATCGGATGAAGGAAGGGTAGCACAGGATAGTACTACAGTAGGTATTTTGTTCTCTTTCCAATTCCGATGAATGTTGACATGGAGTGGGTGGTTGTCATAATCCATTGTAATAGTAGGTTCATCCCAGTAAGTAATAATTTTCTCACAAGGATTAAAAGCTAGCATATAATGCATTGCAGTGATATACGATTTTACATCACAGATCATGATTTCAACGTTATCTCCTACACTATTATCGACTTTTCCTATGCCACCAGAACGGCGATTCTTTGTATAGTTTATGGCAGCGAAATAATGTAGTCGAATATCAGACGCAGTATCACAGCCAAACGCGAATGCAATTTTTTTCTCAACAGAAATAGCAGCTTTAGCTAGAGAAAGACCAATGTGTCTAGCAACGCATACAAATATGACTCTGTATTTTTCGGATAAACCAATAGGAGACAGTGTTTTTCCAGTTCCTGTCGGTGCAGTGTAGAGAATAAGTTTGGGAGATTCATCCTTACAAATAGTAAACAAATCCTTTTGATGTTTGAATAGAGTCCTATCTTCGTACCTTAACAGATGTGTATTTTTTTCTATAAACTCGTAAGCATTAGTGATAATTTCACTAGTTTTGGTAAAACTATTTACGTGGGCAAGAGTTTCATCAACAATAGTCATTACGTATTTATTAATATGTTGAATTGATGCTTTCTTAAGCTGTAGAAGGGTATAGAGGTAGAATGCATATTTTTGCTTTTTCTTAGTTATCTGTTTAACCAATTCTTTCCATAGGTCGAGTAATAAATATTCAAATATAATCGGTTTATTAACTTGTATATTAGTGTCTAAGTTTTGTATTCGTATCAAATCCGCGCTTTTTAATTGTTTCAATTCTGATCCAGCGAATAGGTTAAATGCACCAACTATACCGTATTTTTCGATTGGCATGTTTTTGCCGTATTGCTTGATGGTGTTGGTTACAAAATCTTCAAAATATTTTTTATACAATAGATATTCCACTTCTGGGGTTTTTTCTATTTTTGTGAATGAGAACATAGATAGAGTTTCATTAAAGTTTATATTTACGTCATTGAATCCATGCATAATCATAGACAAAATCTGTTTTTCACTGGCAGATACGGGAACTTCTAGATTTTCCCATTCTGCCTTAGTTAACTTATTTTGAGTAAAATCCATTGTAAGTGGTTGTGTTTAATTGATTAAAAATTAAAGTGAGTTTTATTCAATTTTTTGAGGGGAACCAAGTTTTGAGGGGAACCAATTTTTGAGGGGAACCAAGTTTCCCCTCTAACCCCTCCTTTTAAATAGAAAAATTATGGGAGGGGAACCAAGTTTTGAGGGGAACCAAGTTTCCCCTCTAACCCCTCCTTTTAAATAGAAAAATTATGGGAGGGGCACCAAGTTTTGAGGGGTACCAAGTTTCCCCTCTAACCCCTCCTTTTAAATAGAAAAATTATGG